ACTTTGTTTTATTAAAGCACCTATACCCATCCAAGCACCAGCTTTTCTAACCCAACCTTTACTAGACATTTTGTCTGTATTTTTTCTCATACCTTTAAGGTTTTTAGAATCCCCTGTATCTTCTTGTGATGACGATTCCTCTCTGGCACCACCCATACCACTAGCAGCAGACATCAACGCTGCTCTACCTAGCATTCCTATTAATGGTAATGGCATAATTTACTCCTTATATTTTATTCATAGCCCTAGCACTAGCTTCAACCTCTGACCTATATTCACTAATAGCACTATGTACACCTAGTATTACACTTACTTCATTTTCACTTAGTTTATCAATGGCATCCCACGAAACCCCTATTTCTAAAAGTTGTAGTACTGTCATCCAATATGCATAGGTCATTTTTTCTTGTGGACTCTGAGTATCAACCCTTCGTATGAATGCCTTTACTCTTTTTTTACTGTATCAGCATCTAAAACATCTGGTGTGCTAAACGCTTTAGGCACTAATGCTTCTAAAGCAGCCCCTAATCTTTCATCTATTGTAACCAAAAACGCTTCAGTTGTTTTACCCCATGGCGCTTCTATAATCATATCTTTTAAACATTCTCTAACGTATTTATCGCCATTAAATGCAGTTTCACCTGAATTACTAAACGATAAACAACTAGAAACTAACTGATTTCGTTTACTCCAAGATAACTGTTTAATAGTAATCTCAAATTCGTCTCCTGTTTCTTCAATAACTATCGGTACCGATCTTGTTTGGTTAGCTATTTGATATTTAGATAAATCAAATCCTTTACTTTCCTTAACCATATTGTCTCCTATCTTTTTAAGGATACACTGGCACTGAATCCTCTATTGTTATTTTTAAACCCTGAAAAATTGCATCTATATCAACTTGAAAAGGGTTATCGCCAGTAATACTGTGTTGTGCTGAATTTATAAACATTCCTTGACTGTTAAGTGCGTTAGAACCAGCTGTTGGTGTACCAGCTGTACTACTTGTTGGAATGTCTATATAAATAAAATCGTTTGTTCCTCTTGTAAATTGTAGGGTAGCAGTCATACCAGTCATAGCTGTTGCTTGAGTACTACCACCATAATTTCCTTCAAGAAGAAGCTGTTTAAACAACTCCGTTGCTCCTGTTTGTAGGTTTGAAACATTATAAGCTGAGTTAGCATCAAAGTCAGCGTCTGGTAATACAACAGAAGCTGATAAAGAATAATCTCTAGCACCTTCGTGTATTTCATATGGGCCGCGTGATCTGGCTCCTTGTCTACCCATGTAATATCTTGCTTCATTGTTATTGTTTATTGAAATTGAAAAGTTTCTAATTCTAGCAAACTCTACACCAAAATATTTAATTGTTCCTTGACTAAAATAGTAAGGTTGTGTACTTGGGTATCCACTTCCATCGTTACCAGAACCAACTGCCATTGCACCCATATTAATATCGTCTTTGTCTATTTGTTGCATTAAACCAAATCTAGGCATATTTGCTTGAATACTAGCACCATTATAAAGATTTGTTCCTACAGTAGTTTGTTCTTGTTGATTATGAACCATGTTTAAAAATTCAACATCATCCCAAGACATGGTAACCATACCACCTTCTTCGGCACTTATTGTTGCAGAATTAACCATTCCACCAACATATCTTCGGTTAAAATCTTTAGCAGCTGTTTCTGTGCTGTCTTTCATATGAACGTGCCAAGACATAGAATCTAAATCAGTTGTTTCAGTAATAACGTGTGTGTAATAAGCACTAGTGCTAACTTCATCAATAGATACATCATCATCATGGTCAAATTGTAATGGGTAATCCAGTTTAAACGTATCTGATGCTGGTTCTGCAATAATTCTTCTAACCTCAGATACTGTTGAGGAACCATCATCAATGTTTATATAATCACCTACAGCTAAATTACTTACATTTGCACCATCTGCTGATATGTAAACATCACCTTTTTTAGTTGCTCCGTTTAATAATATGGTAGAACCTTCTAATGCTGATGGGGTTGTTACAACTTTTCCTATAGGGAATCGTAAAGCCCAACCATTTAATAGTATAAAATCACTGACTGATCCACTTAAAGATTGTTGCCCAGCATATGCTACTGAAAAGTTTCTTTTACTCTGAGTTGATAAAAACCTTCTACCCTCGATAGTCATTTCTGGGTCTGGGGTATCAACAGTGTCGTAGACACCGGGTATAAAGGTAATGTATTTAGCTTTATCGTTTCGAGTTGCATCACCACCTATTGCTGTGGCTTCTTTCACTTCTTCATTATTAGCGTGAAAAAACGCTGTTGCTCGATCTAAAAGTACTGTTATTACATTACCGGGTGATGTACCAACTTGTTGTGTTCCACTTAATGCTTCAACCCTTCGAACTTCATGTTCATTAACTGTCGCTGATGCTGTTCCAGCAACAGTACCAATACGAATAAAATCCCCTACAACAAGTGCTGCTGTAGCTATTGTATCTACTGTTATTGTTCTTGATCCAGCAGAAACGTCAGCAGCTAATAAAGCAGTACTACCACTTACTGTAGCTTCAATCATTTCAGCGTCTGCACCTTGCCCACCAAATTCTGCTGCGAATGTTAGTTGCGCTTGGTCACTTCTGTATACTCCCATTTATGTTCTCCAATTTTGTTTCATATTATATTATACTAAGTGTCTAACAAAACTCCGTTATTTTGCAGTTGTATACCAAGCGTTCCAGTCCAAAGATTTACTTGGTCACTAACTTCCTCATTAAAATCAATAAATTCTTGTCTTTGAAAGTTTGTTAAAGAATGCATACGAGCATGGCAAATTCTTCTAACTTCTTGCATTAAATTGTAAAGTCTTTGCCTACTATTCAATGTCCATAATTCTATTTCAACATTGTATGCCCTGTTGCCATATTTCCAGTTTCCAATAGGTTGTTCATCAAATGATGGTGTTCCTGTTCGACCAATTAACATATCGCCACGATTTAAATCATAACGTATTGGGTCATTTGTTTTATTTACTGTTATTAACGTAGGTTTTGTTACGTTTGATGCGTTCCATTGACTGTTTAAATCTGTCATTATTGCATCTATAGGTATCGGTTCATCAGCCATTAAAACACCTCAAATGCTTTCAGGTTGTCTAAATTATTTGAAGTTTCTTCTTCCCATCCAGAAACTCTTTCTTGCAAACCAATTCTATCTAACCCATTAACTACTGCACCACCAAAGTCAGCTTGTCTGACCACTTCAATAGAAGCTATTTTTGTACAAATGTCAGTAATTAAATTACCTTGCCTTATGTCTAAATTTATATCTCTACCAGCTAAATAAGATATTTTTACAGCATTACTAAATTCACCCCCACCCCATCTCCAGATCGGTGCATTGTAAGTAGTAAATTTTGCTGGTAATGCAAAATATCTAGCAAACTGAATCATAGAGGTATCAGGAACTAAGAAAAAATCTTGCCCTCTACCCTGTACTTTAGTATCCCATGAACTACCATTCCAAATTTTTAACGAAAGTATTTTGTAGGGAAAAGTATAATCAAGTCTTATTCCATTAATATTAAACTGATGGTATTCAGCAGCTATATAGTTTGGTCTCCACGATTTTCTAGTGTAACTATCTATATATGATTGTGCTTCTAAGATGTTTTGTTCCACCATAGAGATTGTTGGGACTGTAGAGGAAGTAAAGTTTGTTGTTCCTAGAACATTCTTTAATTGCAATAGATCAAACACATCCTGTGGAGTACAGTATGCTGCTAATGCCCTCATTTGTATTCTTTTAATTGTTGGGGCTTGTGAAACACTAGCAGTAGAAACTCTAATCCAATATTTGTTTGCACTATTTATTGTTTCTGTTGCCCAATCGCTTAATATGTTTTGTGGGAACATTTCCACACCATCTCTAGAAAAGTCATATGGAACGCCCTCATTGTCATCTACGTCTATTTCGTATCTGCCTGACATTGGGGTAAATTGTACCCACCCAGAACCATTATAGTAAGCCCATGTTAAAGCACCAAGACTCCCAGTAGTGTCAACATCAAAGACAGCCATATCAAACCGAGCATCATGACCTAAATATAAATAATGACTTGTTCCACCGAGAATGGAAAAAGCAGTCCCAGCTGGGGATTGCGATTCTAGTGTAACGTCAGTATAACTGCTACCATCAAATGTAAAAACTTTTGTAAATTCACTACCAGCTGTAGTAGGCATTATTCTCCTTCGGTGTTATCCTCATTTTCTTCAATAGTAACTTGTTCTATTTCTGGTTCATCAACTTGTTGGGGATTTAGTTTTCCCCTAATCCAAGCTGCAGCCCCTTGTAAATGTGCTACTCTAGTATCTATTTCTCGTATTTCTTTTATTTTTTCATCACGTTGTTGCGCCATTCTAGTGTAATCTTTTTCAATAAGTCCTAAATCATTTTGATATTCTGCTATCTGTTCTTCTGTCATTGCTATATCCTTTCTTTTTTATACTGATACATGATATACAAGTTGCCCTGTATATAAATTAATTTTAAAAATTTTATTTGCTGTGTTTACTCCATAAATATAATCGTTTTTAATAGTAAAATTCCCAAATAATGCTCCACTAGTATCGCAAGTCCATAAAACTTCACCATCTTCAAAATTTATAGCTAATATTTTTCCGTTTTCTAATGCTAAATAAAAACATTGGCTTTTCTCTAAAATAACAAAATCAAAAGCAACTGGAGATTCTAAAGTTTTTTCCCAATAAACATTGGCAGTAATATTATCTCTAAAAGAAATTTTATTGCTATCTTCTCCAATAAGTAATTTATTATTTATACAAACTAAATTTACCTTCATATTATTATCCTATCTAACTTGAAACATCAGTTGAAATATATGCCCCATTTACTAATAATTTAGTCGCTGCTGTGGCAACTCCTGCATAAATAGGTCTAGCAATACCTGAGTTTGTAGTGTGTAAATTCCCACCACCATCTGCGTAGTATCTTGTTCCTACAGTTAGCCCTGTCTGGTTTTCGTTTACCCCTCCAGCAACTGTTATTGTTGCAGTAGCCCCATCAGAAACTGCTGAGGTATTATATCCAATAAAACCATTACTTGAATCGTCTAAATCTCCAGCAGTATATGGTTCTGTAAAAACAATGGTTGTAAATCTGTTAGAATTTTCTCCATCTCTATAAACAAAAATTATTTTATTATGTTCTTCTGACCAACAAGCTGCAAGTTGCCCATACTGTTCAGGATATGGGTCTGTGTCAGTCCAAGTTGCAACTGTTCCAGCAGCACTAGGGTTGCCACTAGGAATAGTAAAGGTAAATATACCACCACTATCAGGTTTATACGCAATACACATCATTTTATTTTCTTCGGTGTCATAAGCCAATGACGCATAATTATAAGCTAAGTTAGTATCTCTTTCAGTCCCTAAATCTAAGGTGTTCCCTGAAGCTGCGTGGTCTAGTGTGTTAAGAAAAATCTCGTTACCAACATTGTAAGCCACAACCATATAGTTTCCAGATGTGTCTGGGTCATATTCTAAATCCATTATTCCATTTATACTCGCTTTAATTTCTACAGCCCCTCCAGTTGTACAAGCACCTGTCCCAGATGGCATGGCAAATGTTGCCCCCCATGCTGTTTCGACACTGCCTCCATCTTTTTGCTGTCTCCATGTCACAACATTTTGTTGGCTACTAGGATTGTATGCGGCAACAATATAATAAGCATTAGAATCATCTTTAACACCTGTGCTACTACCACCAGTATTGGAATTTTGCATAAACAAAACAGTTCCAGTAAATCCATTATCTGGATCAAATGAACGAACTTTCATTCTTCTATAACTGGTATTACCAGCACCACCAAGGTTTACATCATTGTAGGCAACAAACACTTTATTTCTATTATCGTCCCAACAAGCAGAATAACCATTATAATTATTTTCACCAGTATCACCTGTTGTTCGTTCTGTACCTACAGAAAAGGTATTGTCACTATTATCCACAGTAACAATTACACCTTTTGGTACACTTGAAATAGTATATCCACAAAAAACTTTTGTGAAATCGTCAGATGCTTGGCACACCGGCCCAAGGTCACCAGCTGCTTCCTTTATAGCCGCAGGTGTTCCCCAAGTAACGGAATTGTTACTTTGGACAGTTCCAACGCAACCCCACATATATCCGTTACTGCTTTGTTTCCAATAAGCAAAAACTCTCGAATTTCCAGAACCAGATATATTAAGGTCTATTACATACCCACCATTCGAAGCTATACCTTGTGCATTTTCGCTATCCATTACTTGTGGCATACCTATACCAGATGTTGCCTGTTTGGCTTTTCCGTCTGTGTGTACATAGACTGGCGCTCCTGCGGCAATGGCTCCATCAGCTACCAAAGTAGTTGTACCACCCCCACCACCAGCATCTTCCCAAGCTGGAGCAGCACCAGCTCCACCAGAAGTTAAGACTTGACCATCAGTACCATAGTTAGCACCACCAATACCAATCTCACCTTGTGAAGTAAATCTGAATTTTTCTGTAGCAGCTTCGGAATGTCCTGTATAAAATACTAAGTCTGTAGCATTTACTGAAGAACTAAAAGTACCTTGAGCAATTGCTTGAATAGAAGCAGCAACTGTAATAGCGTCTGTTCCACCACCTTCATGTGGTGCTTGAAAGTCAATTTTACCAATAACGTCATTAGCATTAATGTCTGTTAAACTTGTGGCAAGAAGTAATTTACCTGTACTTGTGGTTGCATCTGCTGATGCTCCCATAACTACAAGCTGATCTTCGGATTGATCGTATAACATATATGCACCAGCTGATGCTCCAAAGAATTTAACATCATGCCCAGTATCATCTACGCCTATAACAAAATCACCACCAGTAAGTGTTAACGTATTAGAAGCGTGAGTAAGCAAAACATCGCCATTGTTAAAATTAACAACAGCCCCTGAAGCTACAAATAAGTCTGACCACATTAATGAGCCTGTACCTAATGCAACACCATCACTTGTTACTGGTGATAGGGCATTTTCTACCAACTCTACTTCATCAACATTGTTAACTCTAAGGATAATTTTATTATCAGTAGTTGCGAAATCTATTAGATTTTCTGAATCTCTACCCATTTTAAGAGATGTATTATATATTGATGTTAGTGCTGTGTTAGCACCTGACGCTGATTCAATGTCAGTACCATTTAAAGCAACAGTCATACCTGATGCCATATCAATACCACCATCGTCAATATCTAGTATTTCAGCACCATCAATATATATTGCGATCTTACCATGATTTGCAGTACCAGAAGCTGTAGCAGTTGTTATTCGTATTTCTTCAGCAGTTTTATTAGCCCCACCATTTAATACTTCTATGCTTAAAGATTCTGTGGCTGAAGTCCCCATTTTTAAACTGACGTCTGCGTTATTTGCATCCTCGTAGATCGTTAAATCGCCACCAGTTAAAGCTGTTATTGCTTGACTGGCATCGACCCCAATTACCGAACTACTGGCAGTCAAACCTGTACCAGCAAAGAGGGTAGCCAAAGAGGCAACTGTTGTTAATTGTTCAGTAGAACCATCAGAATCTAATGTAGATAATTTATCCCCATTTGCTGGGGTAACATCGGATAACTCACTTAAATCTAAGGTAAGAGTTACTCCACCAGTAGTGCCACCACCACTTAAACCAACTCCGGCTGTCACGCCAGTTATGTCACCGACAGTTGGTGTTGCCCAACTAGGTACTCCAGAAGCTAACGTAAGAACTTGATCATCAGACCCTCTAGCCAGTCGTACATAAGCCGAGCCATTAGAATATAAAATATCGCCTTCTGCATCACTGCCCCTAGCGAATCCTGAAGAAAAAGTTTTTACCCCACTAAAGGTTTGTGTACCAGTTAAATGTGCTGTATCTGAGTCAAGATACGCTGAGGCAATTGCAGTACCTTGCCATGTTCCTGTGGATATAGTTCCCAGACCAGTAATATTCGTTTGTGATGCAACTTGGATTACTCCAGAACTGTTTACAAAAGAAGTTGAGCCAGTGGTAAGACCACCAGCGATTATTACATTTCCAGAACTGTCAATTGAAAGTTTAGTAGCACCACCGACAGTTCCACCAGTATCAATTTTAAAAATATCGGAATCTGAATCATCTACTCCAATAGTAAACTCATCAGTACCCCCTATTTGAAAACTTAGATGTGGGTCACCAGAACTAATATCAATATCAATTTCACCACCATCGTTAGTGAGTATAGTCCCATCAAATAATAGATTGGCTTCACCACTTATTGCATTAGCACCAGTAACAGACACCAGTGTATTATCCGTACTGCCAGTCAATACTGTGAGTCCAGAAACAAAATTAGATTTTGTCATATATTTTATTTCGTCTGGGTCTTCACTGACATCTAATAACAACACTAAGTCATCATCAGCAATAGAAGATAACACCTCTTTGTCGGTAAATATATCCTCATCAATCTGTGTCGCTTTTACATTTGTATCGAATAGGTTGGCTTTACCCAAGCCACCACTTCTATATCTACTAGGCATTTATCTCCCCCATATGATGCCACGAATTCTGGCATTGGTTGATCCAGATCGTATTATTGATATTTTTGTTCCAAAATAAACACCTTCATCTGAATACCCTTCTCCAGCTGGAATTAACATACTCGAACTTGTTGCTGTTTCATCAAAAGCAATATAAGCATCGCCTAACTCAACAACAAAACTTACCTTATTGGCTTCTTCCATAACACCAGCCAAAGTTACAGCATCTTCTGCTGAACTCCCTGATGTGGTCATAGTAAAAGTTTTTACTTTAGAGTAATTTTGTAATAACTCTATTTCCTGTCTAAATGGTCTAGTTGTCATCTTTTTCTCCCTGTTTAAACTTAATTAAAGGTTGTGCTGCATTTCCAATACTTCTTCTATATACAACCTCAGTTGGCATTGTAAAGTTTTCTTTTTTCGCTATTGTTGCCATTGATATGTATCTAGGTTTTCCCAACTCAACACGATATTTTTTATTTAATTCTCTAAGGAAACCCATTTCTTTAATTAATTGCTCTATAGTATTTCCCATATCTTTAGTTGTATCTTGCAAAAGTGATATCTTTTTATTCAATCCAACATTTTTACTACTTGTGCTAGATTGTGTTGTTTCTAATGCAGTTACCCATTCTCTTAACTTTGCTTCTAATTGTTTAGATTCATCTAAAGCTATTGCTCTTTCTTCTGATTCCTTGCGATGATAGTTGTTTTCATCTCGTAAAGTTTTGTTATCTTCTTTTAGTCTTATATTTATTTTACTAGTTTCGTCAGCAAAACTTTTTAATTCTTGGTTTTTATTAAGAACTTGTTTTCTTTCTTCTTCAGCAGACACACTATTAGCTACTGCTTGTGTGGATTCTGCAACCAATTGTTTGTTTTCGGACTTTAACCCTTCTGTTTGTTTTTGTAACAAAACATAGTCGTTTATCTTTTTAGACATTTGAGATTGTAAAAGCGTAAATTTATTGTTTAGATCACCAAATTTAGAACTAGTTTCTTTATATAAAACCTTAGTTTTTTCTAGTTCTTTGATTTGTTTGTTTAAAAACTCGATGTTTTTATGTAACAAAAAGTTTTCTTCTTTGGTTTTATCGAAGATTATTGACGCTTCTTTAAACTTGGTTTTTTCGTGTGTTAACTTACTAACAGCATCATCACGATCTTGTTGAACAGATCGGAGTCGTGTAATTTCAGAGTTTAAATCTGAAACCTCATTTTGTAATTTTGACTCAGCTAGTGTGTTACCTAAAACAAACTGTGTTGTTTTTCTTTGGGTTGGTATTCTTTTTTTGTTTACGTATTCACTAAACTTCATTATCACATATTTCAATAACAGGGTCTGCTATGAATGGATTTCCAGAAAACTCTAAAGAGTTTACAAGGTTTCTTATCCATTGCTCTGGTTCTTCTTCTCTTGATACCATAGTTATTGCACCTGTTTTTTCGTCTCTAATTGATGCATCACCTAATACAGCATTTTCTAATTCTGCTGCAACATTTGCGACAAGTGGGATTACTTCTAATTCTTTTGTTGATGCCTTAAACATCATATCTCCAACGTGTTGTCTAGTTTCGTCAGAGTTGATGGTCATAAAAATAGGTGCTAGTAAATCACATATTTTTATTTCTTTTTCAACAATAGGGGTTTCTTCTTTTTCAATTTTCTTTGTTGTAGTTTTTTTCTTTTCTTCTGCCATTTTACTTCCTTTCGGTCATTGTGTATTTAAGTAACTTTCCAAGTGCCTTTTTCTTGTTTCTTTTTAAAGACTCTTTCACTTGTCTTTCAAATTCTTTTCGATCTTCAGTAGACAAGTCTTCTTTGTTTCTACCAGCTAATAGCCAACCAGCTAATGCACTTAAGGGTACTATTGGGTCTATTTTTTTAATTTTCATTTGGTAAAACGCCTTTTTGTATTAATTTTTGTTTGTTTGCTTCATGTAATTTTATCAATTCTTCTTTGTTGCCACCAGTATAAGGGACTGCATATCCTTCTTCTATCATTCTTTGATTAATACTTATGTCGGAATCAAGTTCATATATATCGCCTAATATTCTCCCAAACTTACCACGATCATAACTCTTTAATCTAATTGTACTATTTATTGGGCATTTTTCTTGTACATATGCTTTTGAAAGTAACCCACGAACTTTTTCTTCTTTATCCCTAGTTCTGGACTCAGGGGTATCAATTCCATATAGTCTAACACGTTGTTTAAACAGCATAACATTAAAACCCAACTGGATATTTACATCAATTGTGTCACCATCAACTACTCTTGTTACAATAGCATTATACTCATACATTTCTTTTCATTTCCTTTTGTTTGCATTTATAACATTGCCTCACACCAGATTTAGCGTGTAGCTTTACTCCACATTTACAACGAACCCATGATTTTTTCATATTACCATTTAACTTTGTTAGCCCAGTATGCAGCTGACATTTTGCCACGTTTAATATTTTCTTTGTGTCTAGCTTTAAATGCTTTACGTCTGGCTTTTTCAGCTTTAGTGTCAGACTTAGCTGGATCGCCTTCGCCTTTAACACCTTGCTGACCAAACCGAATTAATTTGATTTTGTCTTTTACTTTCGCTAAAACAGCATGGCTTTTAGTAGGATGATTTGGGGTTCTTTTAGGAGTATTGTATGCCCTAAAAGTTTCCCCAGATCGTGTTACTCTTTTTTCTATAATATTTTTAAATATGCCTATGGCGTAATCTATTTCCATATTTATCCTGTTATTGTGTAGCTGGTTCAGAAATACTTACTTCTACGTTGTCATTCATTTGTAAATTGGCTACTTCAACGCTAGTTTCTATCTGGAAATCTTTAGTGGCGAACCCATCGCCATTCCCGGTTGTGTTTAAACGTACTGTCATAGTCCCAACATCAATTTTACTTAAAACGCATGAACCACCTTTTGTCACAATGTTCGATACAGTAAGTTTTCCGATTTGTCCATTAACGCCACTAGTAGGGGCTTGAATCCAAACTCGGTCATATAGTCCACCTTTTGTTTCCATTTTATCTGCTGTGAAATGACCACCAAGCACAGTTCTCATTCGTGCAGAACCGGGACTAGGGGCTAGACTTTGACCATCAGACGCATTGCCTTCTACGATTAATGTGTGGGCATTTATATCACTTAAAGTTAGGGTTTTGCAACGATTTTTTTCGAAAATGAACTCTCCTATTTCTAAACGGGTTGGATTAAAGTTTTCTGCATTTGGGTTTCCTGATATTTGTAAAGCAGTTGTCTGACCATTCGGTAGCGCACTATTTGTAAAAGCTGTTCCTACGCTGATATCAGATATAGTAATTTCTTTAACTGGGGTTGCTCCTAGATCAACTCGTAACGTGTTGTATTCATCAGAGTACGTAGTAGGTATGTCTAGGTCAGCACCACCACCAATAACTGACGCAGCGTAGATACCAGAATCACCAGCAGCAAAGGATTTCTCAGCCAGTACTGTCTCATTAACTACCACACCAGTACCAACTGTTGAGGTAGTTACCAAAAGACCTAGTGCCATTTGAGGAGAAAAACCAAGTGATCTAAGTAAAGAGTATGGTGATCTCATTACTGTAAATGCTTTACGCCACTTAGCACTTTCCTCGTTAAGATGTTCAATTTTAGCTAATAACCAATCTCTAAATTTCTTTAGTTTGTTATAAAAAGCTATAGGAGAATTTAATATTGCTCTTGGAGTAGCTTTTATATTTTTTGCCCACGTTTTAAAATTAGTGACGTGCATCAAAAGTCCAACAAGAACTAAAGCAATTGATACGCCTATAGCAACCTCAAGGTTTTTATATAGCAAAACAACCTGTTGATTAACCAACTCACTAGTAATGTAATACTTATTTATGAATGGTAATGGGTTAATATAAGAAACTAACAAACCAATACCACCAGAAACAATCAATACAGTAGAAATTAAGTCTCTAAAAACAAGACCTATTTTTCTAAAAGGTATGTTTGTTTGGGGAACCTTGATCGTAAAACGAACCTTTGGTAGTTGTATAGTTGGTAAACGAAAGTGGGGTTTCGGTAGCAGTCGTTTAAAAAAACTTCCGATTTTTTTCATTAGCGTATCTCCTTTGGTTTTTTAATTTTACAATATATATATATTTATAATATATATATATATTGTAACTCCACTATTATTATACTCTTTTATTCTAAATATCTATTCTTGGTGTAAAAAAAGAAAATTAAAATAAAAGAAAAGAAGTATTGCATTATGATACCCCTTTATAATATTATACTTAAACTCAGTATAATATTGTTAGGGAAGGAGAGAATTATGGTTACTGAAGAATACGATGAAGTTAAAGAAACGTTTAAACATTATTACGATGTTGTGTCTCAGGTAGTTTCAGAAAAAGGCATTGATGTGTATGGTACCGATCTTAGGGTTCAAACAGCAGCATCATTAACACAGGCACACTTCACTAACAAACTTTCGAAATCACTAAAGGATTATTGATGGTAACTCGAATACCTGTTACAGAGTTAGAACAGGCAGCATTCTGCCAAGAAGAATCTCAGTTGGTAACAAAACCACTAATAGAAGAACTTGAAATAAATGTGAACTGGCAAGAAGTTCCACAAGCATATTTACGTCTTGATCCCCAAGTAATAAAAGAACGAATATTTAGTGCAAAAGCAAAACTTTCAACAGCAGTAACTATTCTTGGGCATCATTACCAAAGAGAGGAAGTAATCCAATTTGCAGATGTAACAGGGGATTCGTTTAAACTCTCTCAATACTCAGCAATACAAAAATCTAAATGGATCGTTTTTTGTGGTGTAAGGTTTATGGCAGAAACAGCTGATGTGGTTAGTGATGATTGGCAAAAAGTTATATTGCCTAATTTAGCAGCTGGTTGTTCAATGGCTGATATGGCTCCAACTGAGAAAGTTCAAGATGCTTGGTTAGATATTTTAGCCAATGTTGGTTCTTGGGTTGATGTTATTCCAGTAGCATATATGAACTCTACTGCTGAGATCAAAGCACTATGTGGTAGAAACAAGGGGATTATTTGCACAAGTTCTAATGCAACTAAAGCATTTAAATGGGCAATGGATAAAGGAAACAAAATATTCTTTTTACCAGATCAACACTTAGGGAGAAATGTTGCTAAAAAATGGGATATTCCAGATGACCAGATAATTGTTTGGAACCCTAACAAACCTTTAGGTGGGCATACACTAGAAGAATTAACAAAAGCCACAGTAATTCTTTGGCAAGGGCATTGTTCGGTTCACACTAGATTTACAACAAAACAAATAGAAATGGCACGTCAAAAGTATCCTAATGTGAAAGTTGTTGTTCATCCTGAATGTACTAATGATGTTGTCATGAAAGCTGACAGAACTGGCTCAACTGAGGCAATAATAAACATGGTTAATAACTCTAAACCAAAATCTATTTGGGCAATTGGGACAGAAATAAATCTTGTTAATAGATTAGCTAAAACCAACCCAGACAAAACAATATTTTGTCTTGATTCTATGGTGTGTCCATGTGCCACAATGTATAGGATTCATCCAGCTTATTTATTGTGGGTTTTAGAAAGTATAATGTATGATGACAAAAAACCTGTTAATATAATAGAGGTTGATGAAGAAACTAAATATTACGCTAAACGTGCTTTGAATAGGATGCTAGTACTATGAAATTTAATGATGCCTTTAGAGAATACATTTTAACAACGTTAAAGAAACACAAATTACCACATATTACTATTACTGTTGAACAGGGTTTACCTGAAGATGAAAAAATGTTTGAGTTGTTATCAACTATTGCGAAACGTTTTGAAACAACAATTAATGGTGATGTTTTGCATCAAGCACAATACAATTCAATGTGGCAAAAAATGACAGGCAAAAAACCTGAAGAAATAGAGGAACCAACCAAGATTCCTGACGTATTTTTAAAAGCATTTACTGATGATGAAAATTTGACATAAAATAAAAACTTAGTATTATAAGTATAATAAAGTATATGGTACTTTACTTGGTCGGATGGTAGATTTATTCTGACTACATGGTACCCATAGCGTAGCAGAGTAAAGGGTGTAAAGTGGTCATAATCCATATCGAGGGAGATTAAAAGCCTACGATCTCCCTACAAAAGAAAAGGAGATTTTAGTTTGGGATTAAGAAAAGAAGTTTTTAAAGATTACATAAGAGTAGAACTTAGCGATTCAGAAGATGCAAAGAAAGTAACAAGGCTCATACAAAATATGAGATTTGATTTTAAGGGTCGAGTTGAACTGAGAACCCAGAAATCAAGAAATGCAGAAATCTGGAGAGATGAGTTAGAAATATTAAAAATTTGATGTCTGCTCGTAAGGGTAAACCTGTTTATGCTTATATGTTTAACCCAGTTCAGCTACCTACTGAATCTTATGGAATCTGTGCTAAATATAAAAGATGTGGCAACATTGAACCACAAATCTTAGGAAATGGGTTATGCCTTGATTGTTGGGATTTGAAACAATACCAGTTTGATCGATCAGGCAAAAAAAGGGAAGAATAACGTGAACTAAGAACGTGGTAAAGAAAACAGGAGATAGAAACATGACTGAGGATTTATTAGAAAGAAACCACCACTTAGCCCTTCAAAGAATTCACGATGACCCCATTAGACCAGAACTTGATGCTCTATTTAGAACTTCCGATGACAGAGAAGTTTATTCCCTTATCAAAGATGATCAGGTTTTAGCAACAGTATGTGTTGCTTACTGCAAAGAAATTCCAACCACTGTACATGATTTACGTGACTACAATTGTTCTCCAGATGATAAAGATTCAATAGCTGTATTTTATACGATCTGGGCAAACAAAGCTGGTTATGGCAAACGTATGTTATTTAGTACAGTAGACTACATCCAATCAAACTATTTCGAAGTTACTAAGTTTATGACAATGAGTCCAAAAACAGATATGGCTCACAAGTTTCACACAAGATTAGGTGCTGAAATATTATCAATAAACCAACAAAGTATAAATTACGATTATTCTGCTGTTGTTTATTCATAATTATTGTGATATAGTAATACCATAGCACGAGAGAGAACATTTATTTTATTAAAGTCCAGATATGTTATGTCTGGCACTTATTGAAAAAAGAGATAAATAACAACGCTACAAAAAAAACTCTCTCTCCTTTGGTATGGCAACTGGAACCATTGTACATTAAGGGCTTATTACAGTCTGATATGATGGTTCCTTTTGTTTTAATAGGGGTAATAGATTGAATATAGTAGATGATATAAAAGTAAAATTTGATTTGGCAGAATCTGATCACTATTTGGAAAAAATATTTATTCCAACTTTTCCAAAAGACTTTGGTGTTGGGATCATTATTGGTGCAAGTGGTAGTGGTAAAACAACTATATTAAAATCTTTAGGGGATGTTTTAGACCTTGACTCATATGACAATAACCCTATTTGCGAAAGTTTTTCTGATTCTGAGGAAGCAATTCATTACTTTAAAAGTGTTGGGCTAAACAGCGTTCCCACATGGATAAGATCAATAGACACTTTATCTATGGGAGAACAATACAGGGCTAAACTAGCGTTAACGTTTTCAAAAGACAAGCCAATTTATTTGGTAGATGAATTTACCAGTACCCTAGATAGAGAGTCTGCGAAATCAATATGTAGTTCTATTAATAAAGGCATTACAAGAAAAAACATAGTTGTTGCTACTGGTCACGAGGATATTACAGAATGGTTAAAAGCAGACTGGATATATAATGTTGAAACTGCTTCTTTTAAAAAACAAACTTTAGATTTATCTTATCAATTTGATATTAAAAGAGTTCCTTATCAAAGATGGGAGTATTATAAAAAGCATCATTATTTAACAGGTAATTTAAACATAAGTTCACGTTGTTATGAAGCCTATGTTGATGGCAAACCAGCTGGGTTTCAAGCCATTCAGACATTGCCATCAGGAAGTCTTAAAAATGCTTTTAGGTCACATAGATTAGTAACAGTACCTAAATATCAAGGATTAGGAATTGGTACCAGACTATCACATTATATCAGCCAACTTTATGTACAAAATGGGAAAAGAATGTTTACTAAAACCTCTAATGTTTTGTTAGGAGAGTACAGAGAGAAAAGTCCTTTATGGAGACCAACAGTCCATAACTTAAAACCAAGACGTCTATCAAAAAAATCTGGTTTTGATCATTGGAGAGTTGATACAAAAAGAATCTGTTATACTCATGAATATATTGGTGAAATTAACTCAGAATGGAAACAAGATTTAGAGAATTGGGGTTTGACCCTAGATACCAAAAGCAAAGAACAAATGTCTTTATTTTAGCACTAAAGGTGTTTAAACGTCTTTATTTATGCATAAGGAGTAATTATGGATAGAAAGATAATTGAAAAATACATAGTAAAAATTAACCCTGATGCATTGTTTGCAGATGGGTACGATAGGGCAATTAAGGGAATAGGTTTTCGAAATAACATTCCTGTGGTTCTTTATTCAAGTGAAAAATGCATTCAACAACTTATGGAAGATAATGATTGGTGTGATAAAGAGTCTTTGGAATGGTTTGAATTTAATACTCTGGGTGCATATGTTGGGGAGAATACTCCCTTATTTGAATGGTCTTGTAACTGTTAGTGGTAATAGCTTGAAAATTATTAAAGAAACTAAAACCAATGGCACCTTAATCTTCCGAGAAATTCCATATCAAACAGCAAAGAATATGATGGTTAAATATCATTATTCGCATAAATGGAACACCTCGTTTGGTTTAGTGAATATAGGTGTATTTAGAGATGGTACTCTCTTAGGTGCTGCCGTATTTGGTAATTTAATGAACCCAAATAGTTATAAAAAACTTAACCCAGATTTTGATAAAGAAAATGTAGTAGAGTTAAATAGACTATGGATCGATGACGAATTAGGGTACAATGCTGAAACCACGCTAATAGGAGCATCTTTTAAAATTATAAAAAAGTTATATCCATATATATATACTATTCAATCTTTTGCTGATGGTAGATTAGGATGTGGAACAATATATAAAGCAGCTAATTTTAAATATTATGGACATTCTAATTCTGTATTTTTGCAAGATATTAACAGTAAAGAATTATTCCATAAAGTTCCATTAGAGAATACAAAGCGACCAACAGGATTTTTAAATAAGAATCGTCTGTACTTAGACAATAAATTACGAGCATTTAAAGTTAAAACTTATAGATATATATATTGTTTAAACAAAACGAAAGAAATACTACTCCCAGAATTACCTTACCCACCTTATGAAAAAGGTATGACTGATACAGTGTTCACACATTCCGAAAATTTGTTGGCTAGGTTAAGCGTAATGTATAAATTGATAGGGGATGACGAATATGCTAATAAAGCCCTGAAATTAATTAACCCTAGTAATTTAAATTATGTGTTAGAACAGGCACATACTAATCCTTCAATTAAGTGGTTTTGTGAATCCTATTTAAAAAATCCTCGTAATTTAATTGACTTAAAAAAGTTGCCCAAACTCACCCCACAACAATTAAAGTTATTGTAATAAAAAAAGAGCCTAAAATTTTAGGCTCTTTTAAGTTTGTTTAATAAGTCCTATGAACAAAGCATGATTTCCTCCCTTCTTGTTAAATAAGACTCCAGTCAGGAAGGGGAATCAGTTTGAGTTTTCTAGTCCCCAAACTTAAACCCCCACTTCCCTAGAATTAGTCTTCATTGATCTATCCAGAGGACTTGCCAGTCCTTTATCTATTAGGTGTGGTGCTAACCACCCCTATCCCTTAAGATCAATTACTCTAGACCCTTAACGTTACATTGGATTCCAAACTTCGAATTTCTTGTTCAACTCTAGAAAGTTGATTCAATCCTTCTACTAATGCAGTGCCAGATCGTTTAAGTTCATCTCATGTATATATAGTACTATATAAATATTATATTGTCAACACTTTTTTTAAAATAAAAATAAATTGGTATAAAGTATAATAAAGTATGGACATAAAGAGAGTTTATTTAAATAAGTCAGATCAACCAATAGGGGCAAATGATGATGTTTATTCTGCATTTAATTTGTACTTTATGAAACTACAAAAGCAATATCCAAAAGTAGATGCCAATACTTTAATGGTTATTGCTAGTAATCTTACAATCGCAAGGAACAAACAACCATGAAAAAATTTAGTTACATAGCAACCTTTGTTAGTGTTTTACATTTTGCAGAAGATGCTATATTAATTGCTCTGGGAAGATATACAGAAATACATTACTCAATGTTGTTGGTAGGAACTATACTCTTTGGTATTTTGATTGCGGCTATCGCACGACAAAAGCACGTCAAGGGGTGGTTAGGCAAATAAAAAAGGGGCTACTTTCGTAACCCCCTGATTATTGTTCTATGTTCTTGGTTTAAATATCAAATTAACACCAATTACAATCTGATGGGTCTACATCTACGTTTGCGAATTGCTGAACTTGTATGTGTATACCTCTATGACTTATGTTAAGGAATGTACGTCCATCAACATTAAAACTATATGCTAATCCCTTAGATTCTAAAGAACTTATTAACCCTGATACTTGATGGTCATTCCAATTAAGAAGTTCGTTTATTTCATTTAACTCAAGAGTCATTTCTACAGATTCTTCAAGAAGTTCACCAAATTGTTCAGGAAATTTATAATCACAAAAACCCAACATCTTAGAAAGAACTGCAATTTCATTATCTGTTAAATCAGTCTTTGCGAAACCAAGTTCTTTTAGAATAAAACTCATTTTTTCTTCTTTGTGCAATTTGCCTTGATAGTCATCCATCTTAGAAATATCTTTATTTATAAACTTACTCATAATCTACACTCCTTATAATTAATTTACTATAAATACAGTATAGGGCATAAACAACTATTTGTCAACAGTTTATTATTAATTGAGGTAAATATCTCCAATAATATGATCAGTAAATAGTTTTGAGTTTTTTGGGGATACTTGATCTACGATACTATTTTTAATAGAAATGATTTTGCCCCAGATAAAAACAGCTAGTTCATAAAGACCCCACATAAATAACATAAATAATATTATATCCATATTCTACCCCTTAGATTGTGTAATTAATTTTTGCTTTATCTAAATAATCAAATTCTAAAAACCTCTCAAAGACATCTTTAAAGCATCCCTCAAAACCCTTCACTTGATAGGTATTTGCTATAATAAGTTTATTAAGGGGAAATTCAAAATAATTCTTAGATGTCTCATTGTAGCGACAATCATCACTATCTTCTTCATCCCTAATATCATAAACTTCAAATGGGCTAGTGTTATTTAAAAGATGGTTTTTAATCTTTTGGATAATAATAGGTGTATAAAGATTAACCCTAGTTTCGGTAGCATAATTGGGGAGAAATGGTAATCTAAAAAAGTCTGTTACTTCCTTTTTTATTGTGTTTGATTTTATACCAAACGTATCAAAATACCCCTCTATACGATTAGTAATACTAAAGGCAATTCTAACGTTATCACTTACAATTTTATCAACATAATCTGCAAAAAAATTAGAGTCTTTATTCCATTCTTTTTTAAGTAGATCACCCATATCTGCATTTCCGATTTCATCATAATATTCCGGGCCGTACTCAAATTCTTTTATCTCATTAAATGCTTCAAATTCAACATCTAATATAATATATGAAATCAAGGATTCTACTATTTTGTTTTTGCTATGCCCATTTACCTTAGTCATTTTACTCACTCCTTCTTTCTATTTCTTGATCTAGTTCTTCTCTTGTTGGCTCACGTCCCAACTCATCTTCTAATTTTTCTATAGCTTGTTCCATTACTGCCCATTTATCTAACATAATTAAAACCCCTCTGCAAATTTAATAATAGCTTGTAAAAGTTCTGTTGCCTTAATAGTTCCAGCTTGATAATAAATATCTTGTTGGTTCCCATTTTCATCAAGCAATATTTCATATCTTACAAAACAGTTATAAGTAGTAACGATACTTTTTTGAATCGTAGGATCGCAAATAACTGTAGTATAAAAATCTTCATGGGAACTATTTGGTGCATAGTGATGGTGTTCTGCAATTTCCTCAAGAAAATTTTCAAAGTAAAATTCTTGGTAATGAAACTCTATTGCTTCTATTAATTCCTCTACCTCTAATTGATTTTTAGGTAGACCTCTAAATATTTTATTAGCTAACATTATACTCATTTTAAAACTCCTTAGATATGTTTAAACGTTTCTATTTAATAAATTTCAATACTATTAGCAAGTAGCTTCTATTAATTCAATTGTCCCTACTTTGTTACCATTGCTATCTGTTAATGTGTGTTCGCAATCATTGCAACCAAAACCAGAAACCTCTGTATTATCACAATTTACATACTTACCAGACTCATTAAAAAATTTATTTACGATGCGCATAATTTCAGATTCCTTATCTTTTGTAAATGCTGAGTTGTCTGTATTTATTTTTATTTCTATCTTTAACATTTTATTTACTCTCCTTTTAATTTTATAATTTCATTTTCTATTAATTGCATTGCTGTTCTACCATAAGAACCTTGTAAGTGCCAAACAGTACCTGTGTTAACTAAGTGTTGCCATGCTTGGATATACTGTTCTTCTGATTCTGGTTCTTGCATTCCTTCAATAATTTCTATTGCTTCTAAATCACTATTAATCATCACCATATTTTCTCTCCTTTTTTATAAATTTTTTACTAGGGGAGATGTTTAAACAAGTCCCCTAGTTTTAATTGTCTTATTCTTCATCTTCTTCTGTAAACATTCCTTTTTCCCATGCCCTCACAATATCGATATATTCTTGTCTAGTATAAACACTATCATCTATATTAAATCTTAGAGAACCAAGTGAACTACATTTTGAACATATTACCCATCCATTTAATTTAATGCCTTCATCAATTTGTTTCTTTGATGTTCTCATTTTTAATCCACATTGAGGATTAACACATTCGATCAATAAGTTTCTAGTACCAGAAACTCTTTTCTGAACTGCGAGAGATACTTGTGGGTATTCACCAAGCACATCTACCATTCCTTTTAGTTTTGCTATTAGCTGATCACCAGCATGGGTAGAGGTCATTTTTCCTTCTAGTCCAATGCCTAGTGCAGTCTTTCGAAAATGATTGCGATGCCCTGAGTGGCAGTTATCACTAGCATGGACGAGTTCATGAGCCAAAATTGCTAATGCTTCAAGTTCGTCTCCTATTAATGGAGAAACATGAACTAGTATATGTTTGTCCTGAGACATCTCTCTAGGGTAACAAACCCCTACAGTATGGGAACCACCATTTGAAGATGGTAGTGCTGCCCTTGCTGGGAAACTAGCACTGAACTCTATGTCTTCTGGTAATTCAACTCCAACTGGTTTAAACAGCTTATCCTTCATAATCTTTGCAGCCTCATAAAGATACTGTTCTTTAAACTCAAACTTTTTCTCTAATGCTTTCACTTTAATGCTCCCTTCGTTTAAACACTTTTAACTTAACTGTTTATATCTTATCATAGTAAAACATTAAAGTCAACACTTTTTATAATATTACTTTTTGTTTTATTAAATGCCCTCATATTTCAGAGGGCATTTATTAAGCATTCTAACAACTGTCGTTTGAACTACCACTTTGTTTAATAACAGTAGCAGTGCTAAACGCTTTTGAAACTTTGCTGTTCCACCAAGTAGGGATTCCAGCTGAAAGCAATTTTGGTTTTCCATATTCGTAGTTGTAATCAACTGCAAACACGAATTTCTTGGTATCCTTTTTATGGCTAAATTGGTTTATTGCTTCATTCATTTCTGGTAAATACATTTTATTGCAACCCCTACGATGTTGCTCAGTAGGTTTCTTCATCAGAACAAAGTCAGCATTCATCATAAGTTGTTTATCCAGTTGATCTGAATTTTGAGTTATGAAAAGCAACCAATGTTCTTTTTGCCTACTAGTATTTATTAACCGAAGCCAAGCCTGATTATTCTTAGTCATTGCTTCCCTAGCGTTTGCTATAAATGATGCTTCATCACAAACTAAAACGCTTGGTTTATTAATCGAGTCAACTTCTTCAATCCCAGTAGCCCATCGAATTCCACCTGATCCAAATCCCCTCTTGGGGAAAAGACTTCTTGCTTCATGGGGAAATCCTACAGCAACAATATTCTTCTTCTGTTCTTTATTAATCTTTTGGGCTAACCACCAACCTAGTGCTGATTTACCCTGTCCTCGATGACCAGTGATCACTATAACCCCACCATCCTTTTTGGATAGTATTTTAGACCAAGACAAAAATGATATGTTATTTTGTTTTGGTTCGGTTTGAGTTAAGTGCATTTCAGCCAACGACAAATCGGTTCTTTTAGCTTTCGAGAGTAACATTGTACTTTCTCCTTTTAGTATTTAATTTTTAAAGTAATCCATTCGACTAACCATATTAATGGTATTTATGTTGTGACACCTCAATCACGTTTTTATATTTAATGATTAAATCATAACACATCCCTACAATAATGTCAACACTTCTTGCAAATTCGTATTTAAAGTATGGCTTTTTTTTGAAAATTTTTTTTGTTCTTAGACGAGATTATATGTGAGCAAAAATGGCAAAATACCCACAACAGGGGGGTCGATTTTACTAGAGGTATTGACATTAAAGGAGATATCTGATAAGATAAAATATGTAAGTAAAGTTATACTTCATAGAAAACAAAAAGTCGGTATGGAACTAGGTCGATGTTTTCTAATAAGAAAATACCAGAGGTGAACTATGATTAGCGATGAAGTCCGTAAACAAAATGAGATGTTAACTTTTTTTGTAGATGAACATGTTGCCACTCCTGATTACCCAATATACTTTTGTGATAAGTGCCAGTCTGAGGAAAACAAGTTTAAAAGATTCTTCTTTGAACTAGATGTTTATTCAGTACGCATGAAGCTAGAGGGTGAGCCAGAGATGCGAAATTGTTATATGTGTAGTGAATGTTTAGAACGTGCCAGAAACGCTGGAGTTAAGGTGCTAGATGATCATGTAAAGACTATAACAGATGAAGCTACTACAAGCATACATGAATACATTGAACGACAACGTACAAGCATGTCCAAAATGTTAACTGATGATTCTGAATAATTAGTTTATTATATATATTCATTATGAATCCCCACATCATACCTGTGGGGATTTACCAAGAACTTAAAATAATGTATTGACAACACTTTAAAAAAATGCTATACTTTAAGTATAAAATAGATATATCCAGTAGGGACTTAGGAAGAACACCACATGGGGAAAAATAACGCTTGTCTTGATCACGAAAAAGTAGGGCGAGTTCCCCTCTCCTTCAGTATCTCTCACTAGGTTTCTTTTATGTTAACTACATAATACCATAAATTAACAATGTTGTCAACACCTTTAATAAAATTGCTTGGGTCAATTTATAAAAGGGGTTAACCTTTCATTATATCATATTTTAACATCTGTGTCAACACCTAAAACAAAAGTCAATATTATAATGATAAGGTATTGACATTATAATAATTATCTGCTAGAATATAAGCATAATATAAATTTGACTGGAGGGTTCAAATGAATAGGCAAGTTAACATAAGCAAGGTTGGGGCAAAAAAGGCAACACGAAAAATCTCACAAGCCAAGATCAAAACCTTATTATCTTTGTTTCCAAAAAGTGTTATGCACGACCAAGTAAAATAAAGGAGTTTAAAATGAGTAGAGCAATTTACACCTTCTGGGCTGATTGCCCAAAGCATGGAACGGAACAATATCCAAGTATGGGGAACTTCAATGACAATAAGGCTTATTGTTATAAGCAAGGCTGTAAGGACTTCACAGCGACTGCTCGAGTTATTAAGTTAACTAAAAACCACCCAACTCAAAAAGAAGTATGTGACAGCAGATGCCTTAATGGTTCTAAATCCTGTGCTTGTATTTGCATGGGTTCTTGTCATGGAATGGGTAACTGCAACCCTGAGTTGCACCCCTCAAAAGACTAAGCAAAATTAACTCCCCTGAAATATGGGGAGTTTTTTTGTGCCTTTATATTTTGACCTTGCCAAAAATGAGGGCGTGTCCCATCCTCCCTAAGTACCTCTGGGTTTTACTATATACTTATATCATAACATATTTTGGTTACTTTGTCAACACCTTAATTATTATTTACGACCTTTTGAGAGATTGCATAGGGGTATCGTTTGCCTTGTCGAGGGTTACGATACATAGCTACTTGGTTACGAAATTCGTAAAACGATTTTGGCTCGTAATAAGGGGTTGACATGACCTTGCCCCAATGATAAGGTAATGACAGAAAGGAGAAGATCGAAAACGAAAATAGGAGAGACTGGCTTGATGCTCTGGAACGCTTTTTATTTGTCGGTATAAGGTTGGGCATCAAGTTGGTCTTTAAAATGCTATGCTAAGGAATTTTGATACCTTCTAGGCATGGTAATAACTATAAAATTAAATTACATAGAACTATTTTTATAAATGAGTAAATATACACAAAGGGGAATTATATGGTAATGATTGTAATTGCATTGGAAAAGGATTTATACAGTAATACACATAAAAAAGGGAGTTTACAATGAAAATAAAAGAAGAAGAACAATCAGAATTAATAGTGAACTTATATAGCATGATTGCTAAGTTAAGTGATAGGGTATATGACTTAGAACAAAGTAATAAAGATACTAAGGGTGTGGATAATGATTAATTATATGCTAGTTTGGTTTGCCGAAATTTTTATTATTCTATTATTATATATATCAACAAAAAAGGAGAGACATCATGGAACTTAGTGAATGTTGTGATGCTCCCCCAGCTGGTGCGATAGTAGATAGAGACATCGCTTTAGGGTTTGGTTTTTGTGGTAGTTGCCACGAACACTCAGAATTCTATGAGGAAGATGATGAACAAGAAGATTTTTATGAAGAAGATAAATAAGGAAGGATAGTAAATGAGATATAAAGGACAGATTACGATAGCCAGTTACAAAGATGATGTGGTTTTATTTGGGAAGTATGTTACCTTTAACAAGGAAAGAGATAAAGAGATTTACCTGTATAAGAAAGAACATCCAGAAGCTACACTCCAAACTATTGCTGATAAATTTAATATTGGTAGTAGAGAGAGAGTCAGGGTAATATTAAAAAAAATGAATATTCCGACTAGTGTTACAGGTAAAAAAGAAATGATCGAAGCACAAAAGAAAATGGGGACTGTAGATAATGGAGATTTTTTTGATTCTGGTTACGACCTTAATTATTTATATTAATTGGAAAATCTATATAGTTTCTAAAGAATTACTAGATGTTTCAATTGATGTGCTAAACGAAACCATAAAGATGAATAGATTGTTAGGTGGGGAGTTTGACAAAATGGATAATTAATGTATAATATTTCTAACTAGTGTCTATTTAAATGAGATTTATATACATTACGTATAACTTGGGAATCTTGGTGCTACCCGATTACTAGCATCTGTGATAGGCACTAGTTAAATAAAAAGGAGTAGAGTATGAATTTTAGAATAGTATGTAAAGGTAAAGACCTTAAAAAAGAAATTACTACAGCATGGATAATAACTGAAGCTATTCAACGAACGAGGTAGCTTCTGGGCAATTCACCCTCTGAACTATATTAGAATGCTCCAATGTAGTTTGGAATTGCCAAGCAACACACCAACCCCCCTATGAAAACATACCTTATAGCTATGGTGCTAGTTTTAAGGTACTTGATTCTCATAGGGGTGTTGCTTTTTCACCCCCTTAAGTTTTTTTATTTCCTCTCGTAATTCACCATTCATCTCTCTGTGAGCCTCATTAATTTCTTGAAGCATCTTTATTTTGATCGCTGCTTTTGCTAATTTATCTATTAAATCCTTATTTTCCATTCTTTTTCCTTATTTTAAGTATGTTTAAACGCCCTAAAGTGCTATTTCGCACGAGGATCAACGAGAAACGATTTTAATTTATTTCGTGACTAATTCCTCATGTGAGGTCTTTACAAGGCTTGTTTCACGCCTAATTATTTCCTTAGAGAGGTCTTGCACCATAGAAAATAGGGCAGACTTCCATTGATTAGCGTTTAAGGGTTTTGCTTCCACGATTTCTGTGCCAATATTATCTTTCACTTCTTGTAGTGTTGGCATTCTGCCTTCTTGCATAAAACCAACTCCCAATGCTTGTAACATTTTCCCACGCTTAAAAAATTCCTCATGGGTTTTTTCTGTGATCTTGGGTATGCCAACAAAGTGGGCTTGTAGTTTAATTGTTTCTGGTAATGATTGATGGTAAGTCATATTATATCTCCTCTATGCTTTTTCCTTTTTTAACAGCTTCTAAAAAAGCCTGATCTATTTCTCTAGTTAAATTTTCTACTAACTCCTTTTCTTTTATGTCGGACTCTAGAATAAGGCTATAGATTTTTCTTAGTAGGTTAAACCCCACTAGTTCGTTGTTTACTTTAACATATGATTGACAGCATTCTCGTAATAAATAAAGATCGGTAATAGGTAAACTTATAGTAGCTACCCCAAGAAAATTATTGGGATCGGTTGCATCTAAACAAGCCATCCCTATTTTTTCTACAGTTTCTATAGGTACAGCAACTTTAGCTGAGGGTAATAAACTACCACTTGGTTTGTGAATTCTACCTGATTCAACTGAATGCTCAAGAAGTATTGTTATAGAATCTGATAGATATAATGCTTCGTTTCTTGTTAGGGTTAATTGTTTTTCTTCATATAAGTGAGAATCTTCATCGAAATCTGCTTCGTACAGGTTTTCGTTCGCCATAAGGTTTTTCTCCCATTGTTTTTAAACACCTTCTACATAAATAAACAGATCGTGGTTTACCTGAAGTATTTTGCGAAGATTCAATAAGTGGTGGGCTTTTATGCCCAGAAAGAGAGCAAAACATTGCAATTACATATGCCTTGCCTAAATTGTATTGATAGGAAATTAAATTTATCATTAGTATATTATACTATTTTTGTTCGGTATTTCGGTTTTGATTAACCCTTACTTCAACATCTAATAACCTTAGTTCTATCAAAGATAATTTATCCAACACATCATCCATTTTCTCAATTATTTCTGCGTAGGCATCTCTAAACTCATCTGTTTGGTTGAGCATATATTGCATTATGTTAGACATTGTACTTTACCTTCCTATGTTTAAACGCATTTAGTAACTCTTGATAATCTTCTTCGCCAATAAATTCTTTCACTACTTGTAGATATGTTCCAGCAAAATTAGCCCCATGATGATCTGCTTTGTCTGGGTCATTGTAATTAATAACATGACTCATCTCATGGCAAATATAAGGTAATGATTTAGATGTGGGATATGGGATTGATATTAAATCCTGAGTAGCATAAACAAGTTCATGCCCTGTTGTAGCAATGACTGGGGTTTTAATACTAAAGAAGTTTGATATTTTCTGAATTATGTTGGTTACTTCATTAGTGGGAAGTATGTAAATGTTGTTCCAAAATAGGCAATCTTCTTCAGCTTGATATAACTTCTTTCTTTGGAAATCTCTTATGTGGGTATTGGGAATATCACCAATATAATTCTTCATACCTAGTAACCATAATTACCATATTGTCTAGTTTCAGCATGACCACCAGCACCCAAACCTTCTAATGCTTTCCCAATATTTTCATGGTCTGACATTATGGTTCGCATTTCATTTTCAATCAAGGCATCTTTGGTTTCTAGTTTAGCAATCCGATCTTCTAGTTCTTCAATGGCTTCCTCTAAATCTGTTGGGTCAAACTTAGCAGAATGCATTTCATCCATCATAGTTATTTTTTCTTTGATGTTTTCTAAATCAGTTTGGAGTACAGCAACATCTATTGAGGTAGCTTGTTCTTGCATAGTGTTAACTGATTGATCAAGATTAGAAACAGTTGAGTCTAGTTGTGCTACATACCATATTATCCCAAACGCTTGGGCAATAACGACTCCGATTATTCCTATTGGTAATTTAAGATTTCCAAACATATTCATTACTTATTTCCAAACAAAGAGAATGACGTACCTTGTTTACTATCTAATTCTTCTTGAATCTCTTTTATCTTTTCATCAAGTAGTTTGTCGGTTGCTTCTAGTTGAGAGATACGTACCTCTAATACTGCCATACTGGTTTCGCCTTTTAGTTCTTCAGTAATAGCAACCACATTATCAACTTTAGAATCCAGTCCAGATAACCACCAAACAATACCAACTAACTGTATAAACAAAAATCCTACGACAGCTATATCCAGTTTTATTTTTGTGATATCTATATTACTCATGATACTACTTAGGTATTTTTATACTATCTAACATTTTTATACCAGCTTTTGAGAACTGTTGGATTTCAGCAACGATTGCATTTTTTTCTTCTTGAGTTAGTTTGTTATCTTTCAATGCTGAACTAATAGCTTTAATTACATCTAGCCCTTCTTTAAGAACGATCTGCCCAGCTTGGGGTACATTCTTATTGAGGTTATACATTGAAATAGCTAGTGATATAAAATTTTTCATCTGTTCTCCTTTATCCTTAATTATTTCTACATCCACAGAACCCATTGCCACAGGCACATAAATTCTGTTCGTTATCAGCTTCCTCTAAAACAACACACCATACACATTCGCAATCACAAGTACAAAGATTCTTATTACAAATACATTGATTATCAACTATGCAATTACAGTTACCCTCTGTTGCCATTTGTTTCCCCCAGTATACTAATTATTCTGCCTCAAGCACCTTCATGCCTAAAGCGATTACCCCCCCAATCGTAGCTGTTGCAACTTCAGCTACATCTAGGAATGTAGCAATTACTGCTAGAACTCCTAAAACTAAAATCGCTAAAAAGATTTGGGGTCTGAGTTTACCCATATTCATTTGTATCTCCTGTTCTCCAACATTAGCCTTAATGCTCTACGATATAAACTTGGTCTTTTTATTGTCCTTCTTTTTACTTTAGTATTTTCAATACGACAATATTCCATCAGCTGGGTCTTTTCTATTGACTCGTCTGATGGGTCTAATATATATTTTCGGAGTAAGGAAAATAATCTTTTCACCATGTCTTATTATACTAATACCCTCGTTATTTTTTTTAAGTTTTGATCTGGTGGTTTTCTATGTATGATATGTAGAAATTGTTCGATGATTGCTTTTTCAATTTGTGCAGATTCGCCTTCATCAGTATTCATATTATCGAAGTCAAAATTTAATGAGAACTTTATTAATGTCCCATCAGAAGTTTTAAATAATGTGTAATCTGTTTTGGCATCCTGAGTTTGTTCCCATCCACTACCTGAGAAATATGATCCTTCGTTTTCTCCTGTGGTAAAAAACATTTTTTGTTTGCCTTGATTTGCTACAATTACAGAGTCTTGATTATATTTTTTACCTAGTTCTTTCATTTCTGATTCATCTTGATCGTGAACCATAACTAGGAAAGATTTCTCCTCACCCCCATAGTGTCCAGTTATTTCGGTGTGGGCATAACCTGAATTAACTAATTCAGATTTAAGTTCTTCGTGACGTTGTACAAACTTTTCATCTTGTTCATCCAAGTCTGCTTCTTCTTTGATGTTTGAGTTTCTACCCCCAGAAACCAACGCATAACTACCAGTACTCAAGACGTAAGATAATTCATCTTTAGATAGTTCAACTTCTCTACCTTCACCAGTGTCACCCCTTTTAACTTTTTCCTGTACTAGTTTAGCTATTGCTTCATTAGTATTTTTTTGGTTTTGTGGAGTAGGTTTTTTATCTTGTTGGCTAGGCATCCAATATTCTGTACCCCCAGTAGTTGTAAAAACTTTAGCCCCCTTTGGTGGCTTTCTTGTAGTAGAATACACAGCCCCTTGTGGAAGTTCTTTAAGAACGTCTATGGCTAGTTTTAATAGCTTATGGTTTAACATTTATACTAATACCCGCATTATTTTATATATATATAGCTTAAAGTTTATTATCGCCTTTCATATCTTCCCACAGTAGTTATTCTTGATAGGTCTTTAGGAGTACTTCTACCCTCAAGATCGTACGTAACGCCAGTGTCAAACTTTGGATGACAAAGTTCTGCTTCGTAATCCCCATCAATAAAACAATCCTGTAGGAATTTGTTAATTGTGTACGTGACTGCTCTATATATGTGTTTACGTGCCTCCTCTTTTTCAGCACCACTTCGGTCGGATGAATCTATAGCTGACCCATAAAGGTTTCCAAGAATATATTGATAATACTCTTTTTTTACACGAAACTCTTGATTTTTTACACCTTCAATCATTGCTGCTCGTATTATATAATTCCATTCTTTATATCGATCTTGTGACAGTGCTTCTGCTCTTAAATCCTTCGCTTCTTGAGTATCCCTTGCTAGTGTATCTCCAAGAAGACCATTGTACATATATCTTTCATCATTAGTCATTGAATGGTAGCCAACTTTACCAACCCTAGAAATAGCTATTTTAGCTTCCCCAATAGAGGAAAAGTTGTATCCATAAAGATAAGTCATTTTATTGCTGTCCTTGATATGATATTTACCTTGATATCGAGGCTCAACACTTTCATTAGTAACTCTAGTTATAAACATATCAACTTTTTTACCACCTTTTGTGGTTGTATAAAGAGGTGAGACAATATCCTCATTTCCCAAATCCTCTGTATTATTTTTATCAATACCATAATCTTCAAAAGTAGATTCAGACTCTTTAATACCATAATCTTCGTCTGTCATTCTACTCCCAAATTCGCCTTTTTGTTTTTGAGCAGCGTATTGTTCTGGGAACCAATGCCCTCTACCTCGACCACTTGGGTTTGGTTTTATTGCATCAGCTGGAGTATTAGCATCTGCATATTCAGCCCCCTCTGGTAGTTCTTTTAAAACCTCAACTGCTAGTTTTAATATGTTATCTTTTGTTGCCATATTGTTATACCCCTTTTTATAATCTCCCCATTCGAAAACAACTTTCTTTTTGTCCCTCATTAAACCAGTAGCATAGTCTATGGCTTCTTGTAAACCAGCATCAGAGTAATCAAAGTCCTCACCATTTACAGAACCCTTGTTGATCCATTTTTGCAAAGATGCAAAATAATCTGGCTTACCATCTTTCTTAGTTAATAATTGCATAGGTTTATGTACAATAGGTTTAGCCTCTACCTCTGGTGTTGCATTTTGACATTCGCATTCTTGCATTTTTGTTAAGCAACTTCCATCAGAACAGGACTTAGTTGGTACGTTATCGCCTTTTAAAATTTCGAATCCAGCTTCTTGGTTAACTCCCTTTTCACAGATAGTAACCTCAGCAAGTTCTAATTCATCTACTTGCATAACTTTCAACAAACCTTTTTCAATTGTCTGGGTTTTTAATGCTGACCCAGCAATACTATATGATTTCATTTGACCAGAAGAAATTTGATCTCTTACCTTCTTAGATATTTTAGTATCATTCCTTAGTTCTGCTATAAAGAATAACCCAGTGTCATCTACACCAGATTTAAATATACTCCCCTCAGAGGAAATATATGCTGGTAATGCCCAACCTACTTGGACATCACTATGAAGAACCATAACATTTCTATTTCTAATATTGTTCATATACTTTTCAAATGCTGGTTCTAATGCTTTCGTAGTGATAAGATGCCCTTCACGATCTATCAGTTCAATAGATGCTGGGCCGCCTATCACTAACGAATCATCATCTCCGATACCCATTTTTTGTAGGGCTTTAGAGTATTCATCATTTTCTGGGTATGCTCTTGATAATGTTAGTAATTCAGCTGGGGTTGCGAAACCAGCTTTATATAATCTTTCATATTCATCTAAGGCTTTGGATATATCTTCTAATGCTACTTTACCATCTGTAGCCTTTTCTAAGAATATGATAGGACTATCTTGTTGTATTTCATTAATATATCTTGTTTCAGTAGTCATTAGAATGAACTTGCCCCCCATATAACTCCACTAACAGTAGGAGTGTTTTGTGCAGCTATTAAAGTTATTTTCTTTGTATAGTGTATTGGGAAGTTGGTTTGGAATGTATCTCCCCCTATTAAGGGTATACCAGTACTTGATGTGGCATCGGTATCAAACCCTACATAAACAATGTCAGCAGCTGTACTACTTTCATTCTTAATAGTTATCCCACGAATAATACTCATAGCGTGTCTTTGATAGGATTCAGATGCATTAGCTGTACCTGTCCAGAAATGGTTGATTCCAAATGATCCATCAGTGTAGTCAGATACTGCTGTGGTATCATGTCGTAATTCAAATTGGAATTTGTCTAGGTACCAGTTAATGTTGTGTTGAGTATTTGATACTACATACAATCGATAAGTTGTTGCATCAGTAAGTGGTGGGATAGTGTATTGTGCTGTTATTCTTCTCCAACTAGTTGCTAAGTTATCACTACCTGAGGTAGCATGAATAGTTGTTCCAGCATTATCCCTAATATCAATTTTGACATTACCAGAAGCTGATGCCCCTCTATGTTCCACAGCTACTGTTAAGAATTGTGGATGGACACTATAAGGTATTGTTGGACTCTCCCAGTACATTCCTTCACCAGCTGCTGAGTTTGCTGGGTTAACAAGTAAAGATGCTGCACCAACAGATTGTTGTCCAGTATCTCTTGATATCGCAGAACCACTTGCAGTGAACATTGATATTGTAGAACTCTCTACTCTTGGGTTTGTAACAAGGTTTGTGGCTGTTTCCCCTCTTGCAACAGAAAACAACGTAGATAAACTTGTTGATGTTGCTTCTCTGAAAGGTTGATATTTAGTGTGGGGATGTGTACTAGCCCTTGTTGAACCATCGTATTCATATCCTTTCACATCTGTATGGTCTAATAATGCCATATAATTTCTCCTCTATTTGTTCATTAGGTTTATCATCGCAGCAATTGAACCAAGTATTGCTGTTGTGTGAAGTGCTATAACTCCTAAAGCTATCATTAATACCCTAGCGCCATAAATCTTGGTTCTCCAATCATTTATATCGCTTATTTGTTCGTTAGCATTATCCAAACTTTCTTTTAATGAAGTGTTGATATCTGTTTGTTTATTTATATATGAATCTAATCGTTCCATATAAACTGCAAGATTTACTTCTGTTTGGATAGCATCACGAGCCATTTCACTTCCTACGTTCCGATCTTTATAATAAAGAGTAGCCACCCCTTAGTAGAGGTGGCTACTTAATTATCCTAATTACGCTGGATAACCATAAAGGGTAATCCTAAATATTCCAGCTGTATAATCAGCATCAGTAGTTCCACCACCACCGACTAAATACAAGTATTCGTCAGCAGCTGGGAATGCTGTTAATCCAGCACTGTTATACTGATTAGCTGAAAGTCCAGCTATCCAATCTTGACCAGCAGTTACTAGAGCATTTTCTGTAAGGGAACTAACTGCCCCATCTTCAATTCCAGTACCTTCGTCAGCCGAATATAAATCAATATCAGGCTCACCACCAGCTGGGGTTTCTAGACAAGTCATCTCTCCAGCAAATATTGTACCATTAAGGGCTGCTGTTATTTGTCCTATATGACAAACATTGGAAGTACCATTTACACCAATTATATCTCCAGCTGCTGTATTCCTTAGACCTGTTAGATCAATAAGAATAGTTGTGGTTATTAAATCCCCAGCAACTTCTACATTGGCTTTGTAAACAGTTCCAGTACCACCTGTGATACCAGTACCAGCACTCATGTTTTGCATTCTAAAAGCAGTTTCATCTGTGCTACCGAAAAGCAAAGTTTCAGCATCAGCCAGATAATTCCAGTCATATCCTAATGCAGACCGAGCCAGTATTCTAGTATCCCCAGTTGCTTCAGATTGTTTAAAATTATGTTTTACCATTTTTTCATTCCTTCATATTCAAGCTATTCACATCAACTTGAATGTTGCGACTAGTACGCCAGATTGCTTGTTTCACAGACTTTTTTAGGGCTTGTGTTGCTGATGTCTCTGGTAGTGAACCTTCTAATAGATTCATTACCTCACCAACTAATCTTTTTGTTTGAATGTCCAACGAGGTTGTAACATTCTCTACATACACAGTTCGCATATCCACCATTACATTACTTTACATATTAATAAATAGTTAAAGGTGGGATACCGAAATACCCCACCATAAACTTTAAAACTTTATTATGAATTCAAGTCAGCAATTTTTGCTTGGTGAATAAAGTTTGTGCAACGAAGTTCAGCCATAGTATAGATCAATCCTCGAACAACTAAAGCATTAGCTGCGAAGAAGTCTCGGTTTTCAACATACTGTGTTGGACTTGCTATTGCTACCTCTAAACTGTCTGTGCTTAATACATAGACATTAGAGCCTAATACAGCGTCTGCAGTTGAAACTGACTTAGCTGTATCAGCATCTGGAAGGATTGGTATACCCATGTAGGTAGCCAAAGTCATTCCAGTTCGTGTACCCGGATAGGTCTTTTCATCACCGATACCAACTTGGAATTCTTCTTGACCCATATATCTTTGTTGGGAGTTAAGAAGTCTTTCTAATTTAAAGTATTGATCGTGACCCATAAGGATTAATGATGGCTCACCACCATTTTCACGAATCTTTTGGATTGCTGTGTCTAACAATGTTAATGTTAGGTCTCGACCTGTACCACTGTTGTAGCTTGAGGAAGCAGCAGCATTCCAACCACCAGATGTTCTACCAGCTTGTGTTAAGTCGTATGCTCTGGATCGAGCAGCACCACCACCAACAGCAGAACCATCTTCAGCAACGATGTCATCAATAGATGTCATACCAGCACGTGAATAAACGAAAACTACGTCACCATCTGCGAATGTAGTACCTGAAGCAACAGTCATAGCACCAGTAGAAGTATTGATTGCTGAGATAGCAGAACCAGAAGTTCTGTCATATCCAGTTGCAGATACATCATACTGACCAACTGCATCACCAATTCTGAAAGAACTAGTAGCTATTGCTGCTGGGATTGTTACTGATGTTGTTCCACCAGCAGATGCTAAGAAAGCAGTACCAGCGTTCATTTGTTGACCAATTTCTTTAATGTGGTCTCTTTCTGCATTCTCAGATTCCATTCCGAGAACATCACCAACACCACCCTCTAAACCAGCAGTAAATACTGCTTTAACGGAAGCACCGAATGTGGTACCAACGATTCTAGGTAGTGAACTAACTGTTTGAATAGCACTGACGTCTACAGTTGGGAGACTTCCAGTTTCAGTTATTGGTAAACTTCTGTTGGAACCACGATCGGATCGTATTCTCCAACCAGCAGTATTTCCCCAAACTGTTTTAGGTAGTGCATTAAAAAATCTTGTTTTGTTATTTAGAGCCTCAAATACTTTTCTACCAAAAGTTGTGGTAAATATATTGGTCGAAGTATCGACTGTGAAGTATGACTGCTTCGATAAGAAGTCTTCACCAAATACTGATTGATACAATCCTCTTTGAGACTGGGCTAAATATTCTGATAAACTTGGATTAGCCATTTATATATTTCTCCTATAATTTTTAAGTGATTAGCCTTCGATTAGTTCTCTTGGAACTCCATCGGTATCACCAGATTGAATTTTATGTTGTAAAGTTCGAAGTTGTGTATAAGACATCTTTGCGAGTTGTTCTACTACATTAGTTGGTTCTTCGGATTTCTGTATTGGGGTTGTATCCTCAACACCCATTGTGTCATATCGAACAATTTCAGGTGCTTTAAGACCAGTTTCCTCTCGGAAACCTAATTTTCGAAGTCTTGTATCAGCTTCTTTTTGGATTTTCTCATCAATTCCAGATTGTAACTCAGCTATTTGTTTCTTTAATGAAGCAATTTCAGAATCAGAGTCTTTGGATTTCATGTATTTTCCTTTATCGACTTCTTCTTCGTCATCGTCATCTTCGTCTGCTTTATCTATTTCTTCTTCTTCCTCTGCTTCTTCTTCTTCCTTGATATCTTCTATGAAGTCATCAGCGTCTTCTTCATCTTGATCATCTTCTTCATCTGCTTTTGTAAACTCTGCTACTGCTTGAGAAACGATACTCTTTATCATTTCTGCTAATTCTGACTTTTGCAATTCAGCTTCGGCTAACTCTGCCTTTTTGATTTCCTCAGCTTCTTGCTTTGCCAATCGTTCATCCATTTTAGATAAAACCTCAGCTACTGCACTCAGTGCTAAAGTTACCCCTTCATTGGACTGTTGTACTTCATCTGACATATGTATACCTCCAATCAGATGTTGTTTAAACGCATCAAAAAGGTTGGTCTTAGCCATCCGACCTATTGACAAAATATAATAAATATAACGTTATACAAAAAACGTCATTATTATTATACTAACGAAATTCGAATTTCCTATTCAAAATGTATTATTTTATACATTTATAAACAAACGTGTATAACTATTTGCATAACAAACTGTTGACATTTTAAATAATTAAATATATACTGTTTGTAATTTAGTATGAATTGTAGTGAGGTGACTATGATAAACACAGAAATTAAAAAGGAAATTGACAGGATTAATGCTAAGGGGTATTTTCCCCCCAAGCGTGAGATCAAAGTGTATTACAAGGGAGTTTGTATTTCTAAAAAAATAGCAAAGGAGATTTAAAATGGTTACTAAAATAACAGGTGAACAAAAATACTATATAGAGAAAATAATATTTCATCGTACTTTGGAAAATTATAACAATGGCATGGCTTGTGAAACTCGTGCAGAAGCAATCAACCAACTTACCGAACTGATTGAGTATCTTTATAGGTATGGAGTTAATGGATTAAATGAAATGAGTGTACCAGAACTAAAAGAAATAATAGCAAAGGAGATTTAAATATGAGAAAAGGCAATAGAAAATTTACGTTTGAGTTAGATCATGAAACAAAAGAATTTATATTACCGACCATTTGTAATGAGTTTGAAATGACAAGAGAACAAGTTATAAATTCTTGGAAAAAAGACCCAACTCAAATGAAAAGAGATTGGGATTATGCAATGACAAACATGGCATAAAGATTTCACCTCTCTTTATGACTATATGAAAGACCCCTCTAAATTGAGGGGTTTTTTATTTATTAAATAAAGTGTTGACAAATAGATTTATTGTGTTATACTATGATTATAGTAAATAAAAAGGAGTGTGAAATATGGCAAATACAAGAACAGCTAGAGTTAACTCTAAAAATAATTTTGATGTTTTTGAGGATGAACTTCAAAATAATTCAACTTTACCAAACCACGCTGACATTTTAGACAAGGATTATTATTCTCGTGAAGATTTAGAAATCTATCTTTATGAAGAACATAAATATGCCTTTGGTCGTAAGGGCTATCACTATAACTTTGAAAAAATGAGTTATGCAGACTTGTGCCAAGCAGTCGAATTTTTAAGCGAGGCTTGTCGTGAGGAAACTGCTAGACTCGAAGGGAGAGTGGAATAATGGTTAGTACAATAGAAAAAACATATACAGTTACCCACAAATGTGGACATGAGGTTAGTATGCCTAGAGAACGTCAGCAAAAAGCCACCATTGCTAGAAACATAGCTTTTCATGAAACTAGAGTTTGTAAGGCTTGTTTTGTATCAGATAAAAAATCTGATTCTCAAAAAGTGCTTGATGCTATTTTAAAGATTGTTCATCTTCCAACTCTTACTGAGGGTTCAGAAAAACAAATAAACTGGGCTAACTCACTTAGAAACCAACTTATACCAAATGCTATTATGAGTATTATTGATAGATCAAACATCAATAGGTATAAAGCTGAGGGTGTGATAGTAGGTGGACTAAATATGATGAATTTTAATTCAATGTTTATTCAGTCAACTGATGCTAAAAATTGGATTGATTTATTAACTGGAAAACATGATTTTGCAGAGTGTGTTTTCCCAGTTAAAAGATATTCAACAAGAACATATACCTCACAATATGCTTATTATGATTCTTATGAAGTTTCTGATTCTGACAAGAAAAAAATTCAATACTATCAGCCAGAAAAATCCATTGATGAGTATGTAGCAATTATAGAAGATTTTCCTGAAGACCAGCTTCACTATATATCTGATTCTGACTCAACAATTACGTGGTCAGAATAAATCAACTAAAAAAGGAGTGAGAGAATGAACTGTGAACACCAATATGACTATAGCCCCCATTGTGGGGCTGATGTCTGTATGGTATGTGATTTCCATGATGGTTTAGTTAGGTGCTTCTGTGGATGGTCTAAGTATGGTGGTAATGGCTACTATGAGATGATCGAGATGGGAGAAACAATCGAACCAGATGAAGAAATTCCTTACTAAGAAAAATTATAAGAACCCCTCAATTAGAGGGGTTTTTTATTTGTCATCTTCAGGAATACCCTTAGAATCTAAATCGATCATTTCGTTTCGAAAATCATATAGTGGTTGTTGTAAAAGTTTCTTTAGCTTTTCACATTGGTTGCCTTCAGGTAGACTAGCTTCTACTAAGTCCAAGACCCTACCAACCATTCTACTATGCCTTGCCATGATGTATTCTTGTGTCTGTGATACTTTATTAATATCCATTCCTATTACTCCTTACTATCGAATCTGGGAATTGACCTTGTATTTGAAATGGTAATTCCCCTTTTATTTTTTGGTAAGCCTTCTCTAACCAACCATTTGCTTTTATTGGTTTTGTTGTATCTATATTTCTCCATGTGTTTAAACCTGATATAAACATTGGTTTAACATCTTTTTTCTGTGTTCTCAAATGTGGTCGGACATAAGAACCATTTCTAATATGCCCCCTAACATTTGATTCATATGGGTTCGGTTTAGGTTTTCTCCTAATACCACTATGAACTTCCATTGCATAAGGTGCTTTATATTCAATGTTCCAACCATAAGGTGTTGCATTGTATGTACCAGATGCTTTTAATCTACCAGTATCTACAGGGCAAGTCTCTTGTGCTTCCCTGAAAACTAGGTATCCAATATTGTCAAACATTTGAGGTTCGACTTTTTGGAACCTTTTTAAAACTCTTTTAAGTTTTTTAAATTGTAGTATCATAATATTATTATACTAAAAAATCATGTTTGCCCACGTGGAATTTATATTATCATCAAATTTATTATCTGATTGATCATATCTTGATAGATAAATAACTTCTTTTCCTAGATAACCATGAAGTGGATGCCAGTACGTAGCTATTTGTTTAGGTTTTGCTGATACGTGTAAACGTTGTAAAGCAAACTCATCCACACCTTTTATACAGCCACAGATGTGTAACTCCCCAGTTCCAATGTCCATCTCGTCTACTCTATGAAAATGCCCCATAAATACAGTATCAAAATGGTTTAGTTCTTGAGTATCAACCCCTAACTCAGTGTTAAGGTTGTTCTTATATTGTAATGCCCCTCGTAAATTAGATACTGCTTTTGATATGGACATACTACTTCCACCACCAGCAATACTATCCCCATGCATTATTAACACTCTATTGTTATACACATTGAAGATATGAAAAAAAGATTCTGGTATTTCAAACTTTATATGCTTTTGATTTTTAAGAAATGCAGCTATCCACTGGTATAACATATAATCCCAGTCGGTAGTTACTCTGTTTTTCATTACTGGTTTATGTGTCATGCGACCATGATTACCAACAACACATGGGACTTTTATTTCTTTAAAGTGTGGGGCTAATAATAGAATAGCTTGGGAGATTAAGTATGCTCCCTTTAACATTTGCATCATATTATTTTCTACGTTAGACCTTGCTAACTCATCGTGAATATCACCAGAGATCATATCTCCTAACATGGGAATAATAAGGGTATCAATGTTGGCTATGTTTCTTCTGTAATTGACTAACGCTAGTAGTTGATTTGCCCACCCATACAAACGTTTGTTGAACAATTCCATATCGTATTTGTTCATACCGATCATTTGTTTTTCGTTGATGTACTCTCCGATGTGGGTATCTGTTAGTGGGGCTATAACTGTTTGTGAATGTTCTGCTTTACCCTTGATTTGTTTGTAGGGTATCTTTGGAACTTCTTTAAAACTAGGGGAGATATCGTGGATGATATCTAATAATAAATCTTCTTTGGCTGACTGTTTAGTAACAGTATTGTAAAGTTTTCGGTAAAAAGATGCTTCTGATTTAAGGTATTCAATCCTTCTATCAGCTTTTATTATCTTATCTTCAAATGTATCTTCTATGCCTTCTGATTCCGTAAAGTCCTGTACCGAGACCAGTGACCTGTCGTGCCAACGTTGAATCGTTGTCCTGTGAACTTTTATCCCATAATCTTCGTATACTTTCTCCGAAATCTGTTCCCATGTGTTCCCCTCTTGTCTCCACTTTATTATATCGTAAATCCCCTGTTCTCTCATCATAGCTTCTCCTGACTGTCAGTACAATTGTTTTTCCACACATAAAACAGTGTAAATCTTTGTCCTCATTCAAGAACATTAATCCATTACATTTAGGGCAATTATTATTTTTCATAATTCAATATTGGTAGTGCTAAATCAGAATGCCCAGTAAATGGTGCTGCCTCATCAACACTTTCTTCATGTTTTTCTTTTTCTTTTATTTTCTTCATCTTATCTTTTTGTTCATTATCTTCTTGTTTTGCAATCCATTTAGTAAGTGCTACTAAAGACTTATTATACATACGTAACGTTGGGGTTTTATTATTAATAAATCCGTTCAAACGATCTATGCCATCTTTCTTCTTTTTCTTTTTATGCCCACCATAAGTAGGGGTAAAAGTTCCAGAATCTGCTGACGTAACAACTGTCCCACCGAAATCTTTTTTAACTTTCATCTAAGTCTACCTTAATAGGGTTAGGGCTTTTTGGTTGTTCTTTAGTGTGTTTAAACGCCTCTGGATTACTGAAAGTAGCTTTTTCAATAAACCCAACACCATTACTAGATAGTTGAGCAACATAGTCAATGTTGTCTTGAGAAAACCACATTTGTTTAAGATCAGGTGATACTTCTTTAATCAAAGGGCTTGTAAATCCTTTTTCTACTAAAGTATCTATCCAGTTTTTAGATAGTTCCATACTTCTAGCTTCAGCATAACTATCTAAATCTCGTTCTTCGTTAGGTGCTTTGTCAGCACTGTTAGGAGTTAATCCCCCAGTTCTACCTTTAAACTTTCTATCAGCAGAACGATCTGGTATTAACTTATCCATATCTGGTGTATCATCCGACATTCCAAACATTTCTTGTTGTTGCTGTTGTTCTTGCTGTTGCTGTTGAGCTTCTTGCTGTTGCTGTTGAGCTTCTTCTTGTTCCATTTGTTTCTTTTGATTTTCAATGTCTAGTTTTGTTTTTTCCTCAGCAAGGTTGGCTGTTTTAGTTGCCTTACCACTTACTACAAACTCAGCATCAATAACATCAGCATTTTGTTCTTTTAGTGATACTTCAAATCCTAACTTTGAAAACTGTGAAGCTATGTTTATTTTCTGCATAGCAAAAGACAATTTAGTGTTTTCAGCCTTTTCTTCTGGTTGTGGTAACTCAATTTCAAAATCTGTTATGGCTAAACATTTAATTAATTGTGGAAATACTTTTTCGGTAAACAATCTTTGGTCAGCTTCTACAACACGACTCATAACAGTTAACTGTTGTGTTTGGCTAGATAACCCACCAAAAGCATCTGGTGCGCCTTGCCAAGAAGCTGTAACACCCCATATAGCAGCAACTCTTTCACGAATCTCTTGCCTAACAGGTAAGTAATCCATTTCTTGTAAAGTATGAAACATACGTACCATATCAACTCTACCTCTTTGGTTCCTAGATGAAACTGCAACCATTGGGATATAGTTAGGATCAGCCCTTGTTTGTGCTGCGATATGTTCTCTTTCTCTACGTAATGATTCTGGGTCATCAGTAGTTATAAGTAACATACTAGCTGGCATCTTGCGCTGGAAAAAATAATTGAATAGGTTCTTATCCATACCTATTAATGTTAATGCTTTTTCAAAGATCGTAAGAACTGGACTCCAACCATAGGTTTCACTTGGGCTAAACTTAGATAAGTGTACTACTTCGTTTTCAAGTAGGAATGTTTCTTTGTTTCTATATTTTAATTTATACATTACTGGCTGTAATTCAATATCACAATCATCATTTTCGCATTTACCTCTTTTGGTATGTGCTGTTTCTCTATGTATAGGACAAAGGAAGTTAGCATTCTTTGGTAAACCCTCTGCATCAATATCAAATTCAACCATTGCTGGGTTTAATCTTCTGATTTCTAACAACCTTGAAGTTAGTTTTCCATTACCTAAATCTTTATATTCTTTGCTAAAATGCAAAAAAGCATCATCTAAAGATATTAAATCATGATGGAATTGTCGTAATACTTCTTCTAAAGATTGCCCAAAGATATTACAACTATCTCTAATGTCCTCTAATTTTTCTTTTTGCATTGGGTCTGGGTTTTCTACAGTTGATGCAAAATGCAAACCCCTTCTAAATACTTCAGAGGTAATGTGGTTTAGCGGCCCACGAATTTCCTCAACTGACATTACGATAGTCTGAACATCACGAATAAGTTGCATTCTATGTTGAATAGAATTTCTTACCATAGAATTTACTACAGTATCTAGCCCTATTTGTGGTGGTGCGCCTACATCTCCAGCTGATTTAAACATATCCAACATTGAAATCTGTCGATTGACTGTTGTCATCCGTTCAGTTAACTGTGGAAGTTGTGGCATATAATCAGATAATTTCATGTTTATTCCTTACTTAGATCAGCCATGTCTTGCATTGAAACTAGTTTTAGTATGCTGTCCATAGCCTTTTCCTTTAGATCGTATTTCTCCGAACGTTTTGGTTTACTTTGGATACTATTAACTTTATCTAATTCTTCTTTTAACTGATCTCGTTCGTTACAAACATTAGCCAATTCATTCTCTAGTTCTTCTGTATTAGCACTGAAAGTAGCGTTCGATAAAACACCTTGACTTGCAGCTTCTTTTATTAAAGCAATAAATTGACCTTCACTTAAAATTGTTATTGCTTCAGAATCATCAGGTATATCAGAGTCAGCATCTAATAATTTTAAATCATTATGCCAAGTATTTAACACTCTCCAAGTACCTGTGGTGTCTTTAACAGCTACATACTGTTGGTCTCCACCATCTAAAATATTGCCTATAGCCATAACATCTCCTATACTTTTCTATTTATATTATACTATTATTGTGGTTATTTACTGATTATGCAATTAGACAAGCAGACCAACCACAAGATTTACAAGTTTGGCAACCTGATTCTTCTACTATGTATTGGTTTTCACAACATGGTTCAGTACTTGATTCTTCCGATGTTCCTTTTACTAATACTTCTTTATCCCTAGAACCAGCACGATAAACAGTTATACCTTTACACCCAGACTGCCAAGCTAACATATAAGCCTGTTCGACATCATCAAGAGTAGCGTTGTTAGGAAAATTTATTGTTTTGCTAATACCACTATCCACGTGTTCTTGAAAAACAGATTGCATTAACACATGATCTTTTGGTGATATTTCTGGGGCTGTTACATATACTTGTTTTACCCAATCAGGCATTTTAAATTTTGCATCTTGTAAAGAACCACCCTCAGCTAAATAGTTCATAAGTTCTTCTGAATAAAAACCATATTTTCTAGCATCGGATTCAAAATGGCTGTTTATATAGTTTAGCGTTTTACCTTCTAGTATGTTTTGCTTCTTCCAAGCCAATGCGAATGTTGGCTCAATGCCACTAGAACAGTCTGCAATCATACTAATAGTCCCAGTAGGTGCTACTGTAAGTCTGCAATGGTTTCTATATTCTTGATCTACACTGTAGTTACTATCTTTAAAAGCTGGGAATACCCCCCTAACTTTTGCTAGTTGTATACTTTCATTATCAGACCACATTCTAATTTGATGTATAATTCTATTGCCCACAGTTCTAGCTAACTCAGAATTATATGGAATTCGTAACTGTGTTAATAAATCTGCAAATCCCATAACACCTAACCCTATTTTTCTAGTGGATTTCGTCATTTCTTCTATTTCAGGTGTTGCGTAATAGTTAGCATCAATAACATTGTCTAAGAATCTAGTAGCGTGTCTAGTGACTTCTTCTAGTCTTTCCCAGTTTATTTGACCTTCCCATCTATTTTTAACATCTTTAAATCCACCTTCGTAAGGTATGAAGAATTTGTCTAAGTTTATTGATCCCAAGTTACAACTTTCGTTTGGCAATAAGGGTTGCTCACCACAAGGGTTGGTTGCAATCATATCGCCATATCTATCCGAAACATGATTGTCACGATTAATTGTATCTAAAAATACCATACCCGGCTCACCATTACGCCAAGCCCCTTCAATTATTTTGTAAAATACTTCTTGTGCTGGTAATTGACCAACAATAGTATTGTCTTTTGGGTTGATTAAATTGTAGTTTAGTTTATTTACAACACACTCCATAAAATGAGAATCAACACCCACTGATATGTTAAAATTATGGATATCGCCTTCAACAGATTTGCAAGAAATAAAATCAAGAATATCAGGATGGTAAACCGACATAACTGCCATATTCGCCCCATCTCGTTTTCCACCTTGAGTTATCATTGATGAGACTCTACTAAGTGTTTTTAACACCTCAATTGCCCCACAAGCTATCCCATGTGTAGTTTTAATGCTATCGCCTTTTGGTCTTATCTTAGATAATGCAAATCCTGTACCACCCCCAAACTTTTGCACCATAGCACTGTCTGTCGCAGCTTTCATAATTCCTTCCATAGAATCTTCTAATGGTAAAACAAAACACGCTGACAGCGTTCCTTGTTCGGTTCCAGCATTCATTAGCGTTGGACTATTGGGAACAAACTCTAAGTTTTTCATCATTGTCCAAAAATTTAATGCCACTAAGTCTGCTTCCACAGGTAAGGTATAGTAGTGATTTTCGATGGCAGCCACAGCTTTTGCCACACGATTGAACATAGCACTAGCATCTTCTACTACTTGATTGTTATTATCTTTAAGATAATATCTATGATTTAATATAACTTCTGCTTGTTCAGATACTACTGATACAGTTGTCATTACTTTTTTCCTCCTATTTTTTACGATAACCACAATATAAACACAAACCTCGTTCAGGAACCCAAAAAGATGGTATACACGCTACATCAGTACAAGTTGGGTCTGGTGCGCCATCTATTGTTGCTAGTTCATTAACAGGTTTAAACTTTGACTCAAACTCTTTCTGTGAATTATCTTGAGGATTATTTGCCCCAAACCAATCGGAAGCTGAACCTAAACTCGAAAAATTATAAGCATTGCGATCATGTATAGCCTGACAAGCCATTGCAATACTAAAAAATGCATCTCCATGCCCCATAGGGGTATCAGGTGCTTTTAAGTCATTACTTACTGAAAGTAAAGATTGTTTTTGTCGTTCATCATCTAATATTTTTAAGTTGTTCGAATGAACAAATGTTTCTAATACTTGTGCCATTGTCCTTTTACTTTTAGCAGTAAAATGCATGGCTCTCCATCTATTGTCTAAACCCCTATCTTCTAATTCACCTCTAGTGTTATCTATAAACCCATAAGATAAATTATAATTTTCAGCTACTTCATTTAGGTAAGCTATCTGGTCACTGTAAGACCAACCTTGTAAAAATGATTGATGTACTTGTTCAACCTTTTCACCACGTTTTCTAAATAATACTAAGTGTGATGGATGTCGTTTTTTACCAACGTCAAACCCACCATAAATTTCATCCCCAACTTCTAAATGAAATTCCATATTTGGTGAATGGTTTCGCAAAGTATTATCAATGCATTTGTCTACATCTTCTGGATCAAAATATGCTTCTGTTGCAAAATGAGGGGTAAGCATAAATTCTGATGCGAATGATTTTGGTCTAGCAGATTGTTGATCTAATAACCATTGTTCACTATATAACTCTGGCATTAACACCCTTCTACCGGGTATTGGGTCTAATGCTGGTAACACCCTAGACTTAAATCTTTTATCTTGTTGCAGTTTAGCTATTAAGTCACCGGGCATCATAGGGGTTCCCAAAACAATAACTGGTACACCCTTTAATGGAATAAACAAAGATTCAGTCATGAAGTGATCTTCTACTTTAGTTATTTGCCCAAAGTTTAATGGGTTTTCAGGGTCTCTAAGTATGTCATCTGCAATCAAAGCACCATTAACGTGCATACCTCTTTTGAATGAAAACAACCCACCATGCATAACTTCTACTGGTCTTTTATTAATATAGTATCTACCAGAAAAGTCTGCTTGGGCATTTCGTTTCTTTATTAAATCTGTTAAGATCGGATTTCTTGATATACCCTTATTTATCTCTGATATATGGTATCGAGCCATAGTATCAGAATACGATAAATACAAAATACTTGAATCTCTTGATGCAGACATTAATCGCCAAACAGAAAAAGCGTGTCCAAGTATTGTTGACTTAAAATGAAATCTTGGCAAAACAGCCAAGTAATTCATTCCAGTTTCTAGACATTCTTCTATATCATCTGCTAAAACACCAACGTGCCAAGCCTGAAAATACTCTGGGTTGTCATAACTATAACACCAAACATTTTGTAGGAAATCTCTAAACGAACCAACTTGATATTTTTCTTGTTCTACTAAAGCGTCAGAAAGCATATTAAAAGCTGATTCTATTGTGATTAATTCTTTCGCCATTATTCCCCTTGACTTTGAACAAGTGTTTTCATTTTAGTCGCAATTCTATTAAGCTGATCTTGGTCTTTCACTTCATCTACCAGTATACCTAGTAAATCCTGAACGAACTGCAAGTTTACCATGCCTTGCATTACGTCTCTCTGTCCTCTTATACCTAAATCCATTGCCCTAGAAGCGTCTAAAGCCTTGTCAAACTCAAGGTAGTCAAGCGAAACTGCTCCCTTGTTTGCTAATTTTGTGTATGCTTCAAGTTGTTTTTCTTGAAGCTGGTTAAACCTTTTGGCATCGTTTTTAACGATTTTCTCTTGTTCTTCAACTTTAGCTATTACTGCTCTTTCGTTCCAGTTTTCTCTCCTAGCCCAAGCATAAATAGTAACTGGTTTAATCTTATGTTCTTTTGTTGAGATTTTTTCTGCTATTTCTTTAGCAGTATAATTACCTGTTACAAACAACTCCATAGCTTGGAGTTTAATACTATCTGGTGTTTTCTTAGGCATTATACGCCCCAGATGTTATTGCCTTGAAGTATGTCATACCCAGACAAATCTGCTGGTCTACTTTCAATGCTACCACCAATAGGGCTTCCATCACTGTTAAGAAATTTACTGAAGTCAATATGACCTGTTTTTCTTGTGGAAGCTACGAAACAATGTGGCACTTTAAATTTATTATTATTTGATGTAATTACAACATTAAATGCCATACCAATTTCATCCCTTGTACATATCCCTGACCATATCGCTTCTTGTTCTGCTAATGGTTTGTAAGTTCGGTTCTTTAGTAACTTTCCAGAGGTTCTTTGTAAATCTTTTATTTCTTGATAGTTGCGACAACCTGTGTACTGACACCAAACTACAGTACCATGTTTTTGTTTTACATCTTCAAGGGTTGGTAAGTCATCTGGGAATGTATCTTTATATTCTTTTTTTTCTTTCTTTAATGGATCGTAAAAATTTACTTGTATTTCTGGTCGTAATTTTTTAACACTTTTCGCCATTTGATCTCCTCTTATTCCATAATGCGACACAAGCTGCATCGGCATAATCTTGTTCTGGGAAACAATTTCCCCACTTTTCTATAGCAAATTCTAATATATCTGATTTGGTAGCATTTCCTCTACCAATAACTTCTTTTTTCCAAGTCGCTAAATGTATTAAAACAGTTTCAATATCACTCAGTACACAACAAGTGTGAACACCACCGACAACTCTTGCTAATGTTTTCGTTGTAACTCCATTACGAGCCTGTATTGAATCCTCTATAGCAACTGATGATATATTATTTATTGTACTAATAAAATCAAAAAACCCTACCATCATTTCTGGGAATCTGTCTAAGGTTTTCTTGCCTTTACTAAAAAACTTTTGTGTTGAAATAAGACGTTCTTTGTCGTCTATAACGACACAATGAATAGCCTGTGTTGATGAGTCTATGCCTAAATAATTCATAACCTATTTAAAAAATCTTTAGTGGTAAAGTACTTAGTAGAAACTTTTTCTGACAAGCCTTTTATCCTAGTTAATAAACTTTTATTGTGTATTATTTCTTTATTCATATTCCTTAACTGTTCGTTTCTTGCCACAACCTCAGCTTTTAACTCGTCTTGTGTTGGTTTCTTAATGCCTTTATCTTTATATTCTTTAGAAATATTGTATAAAGCAATTTGATATTCCTGACCATAAGTTTCTTGTTGGATATGTAATTCAGACTCTCGAATGGCTTTTATTTCCTCAATATAAATTTTTTGTTGCGAGAATTGGAAAAATAAATTTTGTAGTTCTTCTTTGCTACATTCTCGTAATGACTCAAATGGTATTTCTTCATCATCACCAAAACTAGGAAGTTGATATAAATTATATTCTTCAGTAACGTCATCTATAATAGTTTTACTATCCCAAATCATAGTTCTATACCCTTCACTTATTTATCGTATCTAAATCTTTAATAGCTACATTATACATAGTTTCATGAGTAAAAAAACTATTGCTTTTATCTATATCTCCAGATTTCCATACAACAGCAATTTTCAAATACTCATCAGGTTCTTTCTGCCCTAATAACCAAACGTTTTCTAGTTCCTTATACCTAATTTCCCCATTTTTATCTTTAAAAGATTCTTTAAACTGTAAACTAACAAAAATGTATAAGTCTGGTTTTTGATGTAAACTTGATTCAGCTATAGAAACATCATAAAAATCTTTAGGTGGTACAGTACGTCTTTTAGTTTTTACCTCTATCCTTAAATTATCTTTCAATAAATCATGATTAAATTTATCTGTACCAACATCATTACTTACTATTTTAGCACTAATATAACTAGCAACTGCTTCTTCACCTAAATATCCAGCTATATTTCCTTTGCCACGAGTAATAGAATTATTTAATTTACCTAACTCAAATGCTTTTTTACGAGCCTTTTGTATCATTTCTTCTGTATAAGGTATAATTTTCATGGTTTTATATTTTTACTTGCCTACAATTACAGTAGAATAAACCACCACATTTTTCTGGTGGTTTTTTCATGTTAGAGATGTTTAAACACCTTCTAACCATCATAGACCAAAATTCCTCATCACGTTCTACAAAAAATGCTTTTATCTTTTGGTCGTTCTTATTTTCATATAAAACTGTACCTATTGGGTACTCAGCTAAATTAAGATATATTTGAAGTTGTGTGTAGTGATCTTCTTTAGCACCCTTTAGTTTAGAAAAACCAGCAGTGTTAATACTTTTTAATTCTACTGGCATTAGTCCATAATGTTTGTGGTTTATTATAAAGTCTATACGACCTGAGATTGGTGGGTCATCATTTTTAACAACTACCTCTCGATCTTGTAAAATTCCCAGATCGGTAAACCATTTAGACACTCTATCTTCTAATGAAGAACCATTTTGAAATATTCTTGCTAAATTAGAAGGTAGTGGTAGTTCTGGCATATGCCCATGATAAGCCAACCAAACTGCCCTATCGCATTTATTACTTAGTGTAGATGGATAAAATACCCCTTTTGTTGGTGGATTGAATGTCGAATACAAATGCTCGTCAATTAAGTCAACGAGCCAGATATCTTGTCGATCTCCTTGCATAATATTTCCTTTATTTCTTTTTTGCTTGTGGCTTTAATGTGTAATACATGATCTATAACACTTACAGTAAGCAATGCTTCATTTCGCTTTTTCTCACGTTTTCCAAAATGACCATACATACCATCAGCCTCAACAACCATCAATAATTCTGGCAACCAAAAATCTACGAAATAATTAAAAAACTGTTCTTGTTGAACATAGCGTAATCCAAGTTCATCTAACACACTAGCAATTGTTTGCTCTTGTTTAGTGAAATCTTTATGTGGCAAGTTCAATTTCTAGTTCCTTATAAAGTTCTGGGTTATCATCAAAAAAATCTTTTACTTTAATTCTACCTTGTATTTTATTATCTTGGTAATAGTACCAAGCCCCAGAATTTTGAATAATTTTCTTTTTCAATGCAGCTTCTATTGATATCTCAACGTTGTCAATCCCACCCTCATAATGAAATGGTATAAGAACTGAACTGTCTGTTTTCCCACCAACTTTTGTTTTCGTTAACTTAGTTCTTATGTAATGACCTTGACGTTCTTTATCAACAGTCATGTACCCTTCTTTCCTTAACTCTAACATTAAATGTGCCTGATATGATTGCGCCCTTCCCCCAACAAGAGTGTCTGGGGCATATTGCGATATAGCAGACCTCAATTGGTTTATAGCAACTAAAGTAGAGTTTTGGGATTCCCTAAGATCAGCAGCAATTTTAGGTAAATTAGCACTTAGACTTCTAGCCAACAACCCTATAGGATTGTACTCAAAATCTTGTTCTAACATTGCTGTTGGCACTAAAGAAGCTATAGAATCCAAAACTATTAAACTAGCGTTGTCGTGTATCGCTGATCTAATAGCTTCGTATGCTTCCTCTGCATGGGTTGGCTGAAATACTTGAAGCATAGTGGTATCAACACCACAGTGTTCTGCCCAACTTGGTTGATGTGAGTCTTCAGCATCTATCCAGTAAACTTTCTCTTTATCTTCGTTAATAACGCTTCTTGCTAATTTATATGCAAGGTACGTTTTTCCAACAGAGGGCATACCACTTATAATAGTAAAATGTTTTCTTGGTATCCCCCCAGCGATCAGATCGTCTAAAATTCTTATGTTGAATGGTATACGACCAAACTCTAATTCTTTACTGTCACCACGAATAAAGTTTATGGGTTTTACTTTTTTTGTCATTCAGCATCCTTTTTCTGTTGTTTAAATTGGGCATTAATATTTTCTTTAGCCATTTCTATTAGTGCTTTTAAGTAATCTTCGGAACTGCCTAATTGAATATCCAATGGTTGATCTGTGTCAATTTCTCCAATACTAATATCAGCCTTTAAAAAATCAGATTCCCCTATCTTTTTAGTATAACCTAATTTTACTCCTACCTTTGCCATTCTAGTTCTCCTTTTCTGTAAAATGTAATAATAACATAGCATAATGTATTATCTTAAATATATCTTTTCTTGGACTTCCCTTTTTATCATACCGAGAAGCGTACTTCAAAATGTTTGCCCTACAAAAAGGTATAGCATCCCCACACGCTTCAATAAAATCCAGTGTCTGTATATCCCCCTCACTATAGTGTTCACCATATGTATTTCTTATATATTCTTCAACTTCTGTTATAGTTTTATCTTCATTATATTTCATAATTATTCCCAGTCAAATCCTAATTGTTTATCACCATGTGTATAGTATACATATTTACCATGTCTGACTCTGTTTAAAACGCCATCTTCAGCAAGTTTTCTTGCTATTCTATCTGCTGAGGTTCCTAACCAACCCCATTCGGTGTTAATTTTTTGTAGCCCCCAAGATGGTACTGGCTCTTTAGAACTGTAAACCAAATTCTCTATTATTTTTGCTTGTGACATTTTCATGTATTAACTCCTCTCTAAAAATTAAAACTTGTCTGGTATGTTGCTGGTTGTAAATCTTTTTTACTTGCCCATGATGGAGTACATATTTCCATATCAACCTTCAAAGGAATGTCTAAACTGTTTTGTTCCAACAATTCTCGAATCTTATTTGGCAAATAATCAAGTTCACTATCGTGTATTTCTAAAATAACCTCATCATGTACTTGTAAAAGCATATAACTTCTCGTGTTTTCTAAAAATTTTCCTATTTTTATCATTCTTTCACTAAGAAGATCAGCACTGGTACCTTGTACGAGGTAATTTACTCCTTTATACCCTAAATTTTTTGGTATTTCATACTTTCTACCATATTTATTCTTAATCCACCCCCTTCTTGCAACTGTTTTTACTACTCTCTCAAAAAAATCTTTAGAACCTCGTAAACCTTGAAAGTATTTCTGTTTATACTTACTAGCTTCATCTACTGTTGTTCCTAATTGTCTAGCTAAAGCATTATTCCCAATTCCATATATTGTGCCAAAAGTAATACCTTTAGCCATTTGCCTATAAAACTTAAACTGATCATCAGATTCCGTAACATTAAAAGCTAATTTTGCAGCTTCACCATGAAAATCTACATCATCTTTAAATAATAGTTCATCAATAGTCTCGTTTCTAAAGTAACTTAAAAAAACACGTACTTCCATTTGGCTATAATCAAAAGAAACAAGATTGTATTCTGGTCTTGGAATAAACAAACGCCTTATTGATATCTGGCTTTTATCAGTTTCATCATAACTTTCATCGCCAATAAATGCCCAAGTCTTTATTACCTCTGGTGATAACTCTACTGTTACACTGTTTCCTTTAGAATTTAACATAGCGTGTATTCTGCCACGAACTTCTTCAATACCTTTTTCATCTAAGTCTATATTACTCAGTTTAAAATGGTTTCTTGGTATGTTTTGCAAGTTTGGGCTTCTACTAGAAAGCCTACCTGTCGTTGTCCCCCAATTACAAAAAGTCGTATGCATTATGTCAGCATCCATATAAGGTTCTATATAAGTAGAATTCAACTTATCTAATGTTCTGTATTGACGTATCAAACCAGCAATTGGGTTGTTTATGTTTACTAAAGCTGTTTCGTTCCAACTGTTAGCACCTTTTGCTGTTTTTACAGGTGAGTAAATATCCATAGTCTTAAACATAGCGTCAATTTGTTGTGAACTTGAAATATTAAATTCCATGCCAGCTAGTAAATATATCTGGCTCTCTATCTCTTTTAAACGTTCTAAAATGCGTTTTTTCGACCCTTCAGCGTGTTTTCTGTCCACAATGATACCTTTGGACTCCATGCTGTATAAAACCTTTGTCAGAGCCTTTTCTAGGGCAAATACTTGTTCTTGCTCGGTTTTCTTTATAAGTTCCAAAGAATCTTGATATAATCTTGCTGTTAACTCCACATCTTTTTTACAGTATTCGCCTAATATATCTGATGGTGCCATTGAAAAATCTTTGTGCCATTTGTTAGATCGCAGAAACTTTTTAGTATCAATGTCGTAATCAACAGCTTTTTGCCCATACCTTCTTTTACCAGTTGGTGTTAAACCCATCTCCCTAACTTCCGAATGTTCAGTAAGTCTTACCATAACAATTACATCAGTTAAAATTTTATCGGTTAGTATTAAACCCTCTTGTTCTAAAAAAGATAAATCAAACTTTACATTATAGCCAATGTATTCAGTTAGTTCGTTTAAACACCCTATCAAAATGTCTAAATGGTCTTGAGTTAGGTTCTCACCTTGATGGTGCCTAAAAGGATAATACTGTGATTTGCCACCATGAAATGGTTCACCGATCCCAATACCACAGATTTGATTTTTATGAGGATTCAAACCATTAGTTTCAACATCCACAACTATCTGTGAACATTCTTGCAATAATTTAATATCCTCATAAAAGGTACTGTTACGTACTATAGTCATTAAAATAACTCAAAACTTTCGTCATCTTTTGTTGGTTTAGGTTCTTCTTTCTTACTTTCATTTTTCCCAAGATAAAAATCCATTAATGGTTGTAGGTTTTGAATTTCATCTTTCTTGTTTTCTATTATATCAGTAGCTACTTGTTGGGCATTATCCTCATTTGCTAAACCACTGATTGAGTAATTAGTGTATTGCCCATCAACATATTTTCTTAACTTAATAATACTTTTATTTAAACCACGATTGTATTCACAAGCTGAGTCAAACTTCTGTCTATTAGCATATACTCTGGTTTCTCTATCCCATTGCCCATAAGGAAATTCAACAATCTTAAAATCTTCTACGTTTTCCTTAAACATTTTCTTTTTTGAGTCGAGTTCTTTCTCAACCCATTCTTCATTATCACGATTTTCGTGATATATAAAGTAAACGTATGCCCACATAGCTAATCTTTTTCTTGCTTGAACATCCTCACCTTCTTGTTTAAGTTTGTATCTCCCATCAAGAAAGTACATTTCTAATTCTTCTATGTGTTCTTTTTCATAGAAACTACTTGCTACTGGTGTGAAATAAACTATATCGTTAGGTTTTGTCATTAAAATTTTAAATTTTTCATTATCTGGCATATTGTTCTCCTTTACCAAAAATTTCTATCTTCTACTATAGCTTGTAATCTTACCTTGTCTCTTATTTCTTGTACATCTTTAAACTCTTGTAGATCAACGTAACTAAGCATAAATCTATTTCGCATATCTTCGGTTGCCTTTGATATTCCGATACGACCAGCTTCATCATTGTCTAAACATATAACTACTTCAGATGGTCTCAATGTTGATATTAAATCTATCTGGGTTTTTGAAACTATTGCTCCAAGAACTGCTATAGCACTGTACCCATTTTGATCTAACCACATAGCATCTAAAGCACCCTCAACTACATAAAGTGTCTCCGAATCTACGACATGGTTTATACCAAATAACGCCCTTGATTTTTTAAAGCCTTTAGAAAACATATATTTAGGGATCATTTCATGCCTTCTTGTTATATACCCAATTGTTTTGTTATCTTTGTTATCAACTGGTATACACAAATCGTTATATCTGTTTTTCTTACAGTCCCATTTATCTATACATTCTTTAGTAAACCCACGATCGAAAATCCAATGGTCATCCAAAATATTACTTAAACCTTCTAAAGGTTCTACTTCCTGTGGTTCCTGTGTATCTATCTCCATGTCTGGAAATGAAAAGTCAGCTATTTCCCAAGTTTTTTCTTCTAACTCTTGGTTTAACTCAGTCCAATTTCTACCTGATAGTTTGTAGATAAAGTATTTTAAACTACCTTGACCACAACCAGCAAAACATATCCACACACCCTTTTCAGTGTTTATAGAACATGAGGAAACTGAATCTTCATGGAATGGACAAAGTATGTTAAATTCATCCTCATACTGAATATCTACCCCATAGCTTAGTAATATTGAATGCCAATCCATTATGCATTCTCAATAATTTTTCGTTTGGCTTTACGATCTGTCGAGTTTTCCCTCAAGAAAAGGGCTATTTCGTTTTTGTGACCTTGTTCATCAATAATATATTTCTTACGTATATCATCAACAGTAACATCAAGTGGTTTACCTGTATATTTACCTTTAACAGTTTTAACTACTGTCTTGCCACTATCAAACCAATTAAAAATACCCATGATTTTTCTCCTTTCTTAAAAATCATTAAAATTAAAATTTGGAAGTTCTTTAATAGTTCCATTATTAACGTTCCAATCCATAGCCAATAACTTACCAGCAAGTTCGCCTTCACGATATTTTTGTACCTCTAAAATACGTTTAGACTCATCGTTTTCAAGTTGACACATAGAAAGCACAACATCTGCTGCTCTCATAAGCCCATCACCAAAAGCAACGTGACTGGGTTTAGGTGGTTCATATATATTCCTAGCTTCCCTGTTAGCTTGTGTAATAACCATAATAGGAATGTTTCTAGCCTTCGCCAGATTTTTTACTGCGTGTACCAATTCGTGGTTTTTCTCCCAAGAAGCCTGTGCCTTGTTTGGTATGTCAATTAAATAAATGCCATCAATAATAACAAACTCTGGGTTGTGTTTTCTAACAAGACTAGCGATAGATTCTACCGATATTGAATCTCTACCAGAAATATGATCACACACCAGTAATTCCAACCCTTTGATTTCTTCTAAATAATCTAAGTATCTTGATTCATCTATTTGTGAACCATTTCTTAAAGATGAATGATTAAAGTCATATCCCAATAACTTGCCAAGAACTACATCTAATCTCATGTTTATTGATGATACCGATTGTTCAGCACTAATAAATAAAGTTCTTTTTTTGTTGTAAATAGCTGTAGCTGCTGAATGAATAGCCATCCATGTTTTTCCTATCATTGGTCTTGCATAAAGACCTATAAGATCGCCACCCATCCACCCAACACCAGTATTATTTATACTAATAAGGGATGTTGGTATACCCATCATACCCTCATCTGAATTATGTATGTCTGCTCGATCTCTCCATTCATCTAATCTTTTACTACTGTTTTCACTAAAAGAGTTTATATCTTCATCGATTGATACTTCTATGTCAGTTAATCCAATCATTAACCTTGATAAAGCTGTTTTGGGGTCTGTTTTTACAGTATCTCTAACAGAATTAATTGTACTTACAACTTTTCTGTGTAATATTTGATCTTTAAAAATATCTAAAGCGTATTCATAGTTAACTGAATTAGCTGTTTTATCTAAATAAGGATAGTTATGGCATAGTGTTGCCACATCAGGAAACTCACCATGCTTGTCAAAAAAGTCTATTAGGAATTTATATACTTCACCATGTATGGAAAAATCTTGTGTGGCATATGGGAACGAACGTAAATTTTCTTTGTTAGTGAGATTAAATATAACAGCAGATTCTATGTATTCAAAACTTGACACGTACTCAACCCTCTTTTTTGTAAAGAACTCGATTGCTTTCTTTAAATAGTACGTAGTATTCTACATTGGGTAACGTATTGTTGTCAATAAATACTTTAGCATCATTCAAAGAAAACAACTCAACCTCTACCCAAGATTGGTTTGTTTTAGTATTAAGACAAATAACTTTATAATTATTAAGTTGGGGTACTTTACGTGTTAACTGACCTTTTTTTCTATGTGGTTTCCTCATCAGTACCTATTTCTGTAAACTTTTCTCTTAGCCCAGCCCTTACTTTATATGCAGATTCACCAAGATCAACGCTTATTTCTTCCATAGTCATACCTTCCATTCGTAACTCTATGAAGGATTTTTCGCTATGTGTTAAATTTTTTGAATCTAAAATATCGTTAACCTCAATTTCTAACTCATAGTTTTTAGGGTCACGTAGGGCATTAATTAATTCTGAGGGAATTACACTATTGTTTTCGTATGAAACATCTAATGACTTTTGATCCAATCGTTTTTCAGCTTTTGTCATTAACGTTCTTATAGTATTGACCATACTAGTATGAAGGTAAGTGTGGAATATAACTCCTTTGGAGTCATCAAAGGATTTTGCTGCTTTCATAATTGCGATTCGTAATTCTTGTTGTATGTCCTCTTTATCCATTCCAACTATGAATAGATTTTGAGTCATCCTGTGAATTTTTGGTTCCCATTTTTCTATAAGGTTATTGTTTATTTCCATATAAAGCGTTTCTATATATTTCGGCTTTCGTTCGTTTCTTTGTTAGCCCATCTTTTTCACCTTTGTGATAACAAGACAAACTACAATAAATCATCTTTTCTTTATTCTGGAACTTATATCTTATGGTTTTCTTTTCTCTGTAAAATGGTGTTTTACAAAAAGCACAGTGTACCAATAATTTTTTATGGTAGAACTTGCATTCTGGACATACTACTGGGTAATATACTCCGTAAGATGCCATTTGGGTTCTTTTTCCACAGTGCTTACAGTACCTAATAGGTCTGCTGTCTTTTCTTCTCTTTGCTTTTCCTTGTACTATATTGTTTGATCTTAAAAACTGGGAGATATATTGTTTGGTTACACCAAACTGTTCTCCTATTTCAGTCAATGTTGCTAATGGATGTAATTCTTTATAGAGCAGTATTTCTTTTCTTCTACGTTTTCTACTCCACTTAGTCGTTCCACCTTTAGACATTATCCGAATTGTGTCTTTCTAAACTCTTGCAATTTTTTCTTTTGAATAGCAGAGTTTAATCTTGATGATACAACTTCAGATAAATATATATTCATTCTAGCCACAGTTAATGATTCTTCTTCGTTATCAGTAGCAAGATTTTTAAGTTCGGTTTGGCATTCTGTCCATAAATCATCTGATATACTGACTGTAAATGATTGTGCCATGTTATTTCCCTTCCAAAACGTCTAATCTAGATTTCATTTTTTTAACTTCTTCTAACAGTAGAACAGATAATAGTTGATAGTGCAAGGCATCTGGTTTTCCATCTTTATCTGGTATGACAATTTCTGGTAAAACCTTTTGTACATCTTCTGCTAAATAACCAAATGTTGAGCCATTTAACAAAGACTGATGCCCATCTTTATAGTTAAAGTTTTTAGCTTTTAGATCAAATATTCTTGAAGTGTCCATGTCTAATGGTTTTATATTTTCTTTGTAAGCAACGCTTGAAGATGTCGAAACAAATGTTAAAACCCCAGAACTATCTGTTTGTATTAATCTGTCCCCACCCGGAGCAGTAGTTGGTAATGTCAAAACATATCTTGCAGTATCACTATTACCACTTGAATAATTGGCTGGTGCTTGTATACCAGCAAATTCTTCATAGGTGTTACTAGTAGACTCAAATGCAACTGCTTCTACATATAAATTATTCCAGTTAGCCCCATCTTTATCCCCTAAATCAAAAGCACCTGTTTTGTCACTTTTAACGTCAGAAGAAAAATGTAAATCACCAGTAGTAATATTTACAAATAACATATCACCTTTAAGGTAGCTTTTTCCACCGATTGTTGCGTCAGCTTGTAATCTAAACATATAAGCATTATCTGCACCCGGTGCTGACCACGCTAACGATATGACTGGGTTTGGGGATATTTCTGAAGATGATGAAGCACCTTGAACCTCACCTGTTACTGGTAAATTACCATCTCTAGTTATTTGTTCTGCTAGTGCAGCAGTACCAGAAAGTCTTCTTATGGGTAAATCAACGTTTGAATCTGATGATTTTGCTACTTCATACTGTGTAAAATACTGCCCATTTAATTCATAGTAACACGCTTTTGTTATAATACAATTTTGGTCAATATTAGTAAGATCGTTTCGCAATCGTAATATATCACCAACCCTAATCGGTACATAATATCGAACTACTGAACTAGTTGATATTTGCCCAGTATCCCATGTACCAGTTACTTGTGTTGACGTAACTGCTGATGCATAACCATACGTTGATGTTGGTTTTGAGTTAGAATCTAATTCGTTTAAAGTTGTTCCAATTCTAATGCCAAAATTTAATGGGTTTGCTGATATGTCATATATTTGTGTGCCAGTGTCGTGTTCAGCTGCTGATGTACTAGCTTGTCCCCTGTCTGCTGAAATATTGGTAGAACTGTTTATAGCTGTTATTGCAAATTTTTCACTGTCTATTTGGAATGTTTGTCCAACATACATTTCATCGCTTGATGTAACATCTATGGCTGTTTCAGAATCATCTAAAGCCTCATTGAGAGTAGTAACAAGTACTTTACCGAATGTAAGTGTTTCTGTATATTTTGTTGTTCCTTGTACAGTAGCTGATGACGAACTTCCCACTGCTGTAGGTGTAGCATCAACGTAATAGTAAGGTTTTTCATTTGAGAAAAACATACCACGAGTAACCTCACCTGTACTCCTCATTAATCTAGCAGCAACTTCTTCTCTAATATTGTTTGGGTTACTAGAAGAACCTATGGTAATATTTAAAGTTCGTTTTATTTGGTGTGTGGTTTTAGGTCTACTTAATATAGTAAAATTTGTTTGGTAATTATAATGTCCTCTAACAACCGAACCAACTGCTAAATGGGCTTCTCTTGTTGCTGTACCCATAATTGCTTTTCTAACATCAGAGATCATAACAAATGCTGGGGCTGAAGCTGTTATGTCATTACCACCACTTGTATCTGTTCTACTAATGTATTGCATTGTTGCAACGTCATAAGCAAATACATAAGAATTATCAACGTGTGTTGCAGCAGAAGTACTAAGTTGCGCCCTAGTAGCAGTAAAATCTGTACCATTTGAATTAACTGCTGTTACATAAATATATTCTCTTGCACCAGCAGTAGTGCTAGTAGCAATAAATAACATTTGGTTTACATACATACCAGCAGTTGAATCTACTGTAAATGCTGTACTACTTGTATTGGTGTGCGCCCCATCTAACTGAGTAAGTTGTACGTCTAATCTTTCTGGGGCATGAAGTGCTTGTAGTGTACCATAATAATTTTTATCCATTAAATTGTTTGGGTTGCCCCAAGTAAAAGCTGATTTTACTGCTGTACTATTATCGTGGGCAGCAGCAGTTGTATAGTTAACGCCCCTAACTACTGTCAAAGTGTTAGTTGAAACCGAACTTACGTACATTTCTTCATCGTCAACTCTAATAGTCATACCAGCTATTATGGCTTGTGAAGCACTATTACCTGATGATGCATCAGATACATCAATGGCTGTTTCAGAGTCATCCAATGCTTCATTCAAAGTTGTATATTGTACAATTGCATAGTCAGATATTTGTAATAACTCAAAATCTACTGTTTTTTCAGCACGAGAAGTAGTCGCACTATTAGAAAAACTAGGAAAAGTAACCTTTGCATCAGTATAAATTTCTTCTTTTGGGTTTTCAAAAACAAAATCTTGTATTGGTTGTGATCTACCAGTTTTTAAAAATCCTGTGTATGGTTGGGCAAATCTAGCACCATATTTTTCTGGTTCTGTACTAGGTCTGTTACCCCTTTTAAAATAATTAAAAAATAACGCTGGTTTGTGGTTTGTTGCTGTTGAGGTAAAATTTGGATCGCCATAGTAGTCAAAACCAAAATTGCCCCCAGCTGCAGCAGTTGGGTCATCGTTTGACAACTCTCGTATATGTGCCAATACTGATTTTTTTCCTCGTTCACCTAATTGATAAGTAAAACTATCTTGGAATTTTCTTACTGACTCTGTAAATCTATTACTATCATTCGCAAAAGTTATATTGTCAATATTAACGTTTTGTGCTATTAAGGACTTTATCAAACCCCCTCTAGATGAAGCTGCGTTTGCATATTGAAAAGTGTTAACATTTAAACCTGAATCATTGTAGTCAGCAAATTTACTAAGAGCCTGTGCAGTATCGATGTTATACCCATATTCACCAGCAGTTGTGACATCTTTTAAAAGATGTAAATGATCATAACAATTTAATTCAATGGTCATTCCTACCCTAGAAGTATAGATTTCTTTTACATTGTATACAATGCCATAAAAAAGAATATGTCCATTTTCTCCATCACGAACTCTTATTGGTGTATATGATTTGAATACTGGGGTATATGCCCCTTGTGCTGCCCCACCACTACCCCCTTTAGGGGATGACGTAGCGTTTTGAATTATAATTCTTGCTGTTCTTTCAGAACCAAGATGTTCGGAAATTTCAAGGTCTAGCAGTGCTGATTTTGTCGTACTGGGTTGTACAACATCTTGCCATAATGGAGCACTTTTAACAGTAGCGTCATCTGAATGTGTTGCGACTGTTGTGCCATTAACACCACGAGTTAGAACAACTGTAGTTGCATTTGTTATTGAACTAACAGTCATTTCTTCGGAATCAATAACAATATATTGACTAGCATGAAAATTATTTGTTGAATCTACTGTAACACTTGTTGTGGCACCAGCACTTGGAGTACTAGATATAGCACCATCTAGCTGTGTTATAGTACTATTATCGTAATAAGATACTACAGAAGCTAAAGCCATTTTTTAAGATATCCCTTCTCTCCACTCAGATATAAATTGCATAGTATAAATCCAACGATCTTCTTCTCCGGGTTCTTGAGTAAATTGCATTCTTCCTAATGCAACTTTATATATAGCCCCACCAGTAGCTAAATTACTACTACCTGTTGCAACTGGTCTTGTAGCATCACCGATTTCTATTTGTAAATCAATACCACCTGTATTAGTAAGCCATGTTGTTAATCTATCCTCTAAATAGTTTTTATAAGGAATATAATATTTTTTAGTTGTACTCCCATCAGTTACAGAAATGTATTCCATTCCCCAAGTTTCTGGAGTATTGTTATCAGAACCAGTATTGGCTGGGTCTTGTCCAATAGTGTCAATAATCCCAGACATGGTAATTGATGGTCTTGCTGTTCCTAAATCTTGCAGTTGTGGGCTAACACCCGGTACAGCAATTTGTGTCGGTTCTCTTGCTATTGAAATAGCAATCTGGTGTACTTTTAAAGCTAAATGATTATCAGCCCCACTATGTGTACCATCTCGTAATAAAACTGATATAGGTGAATCCACTTATTTCTCCTTATTACTCATCAAAAATATATGAACCATAATTTGTTGATCCACTTACCCAAGTGTTTACTGTTTTAGTAGTATCATGCATTATTCTGTCTATTGTGAGTCCAGCATTATTATTTTTATTATCAAGAGCATCATTTCCAGCATCTACGTGTTTAGTTCCTGTTTTTTCCCAAGAGCCTTTTATAGTACTATGATCAACACTAGGCAACCTACCAGCACTTCCAGTACCCGGTGTCATTGACCAAGCATCTGTATAATGACCAGCTAAAGCACCTTGAGATATGCCCCCATTTCCACCACCACCAGTTAAACCATCAAATGTTTCTGATAAGAAATCCATTCCTTTACTAACTACTTTTGATGCAACAGCAAGTGGTGCAAGTGGTGCCATAAAAAGTCCTAAAGCAGTTTTCATTCCAGAACTAATAGCCCCACCTATACTATCTTCCCCACCAAACAATTTATTTTTTATTTTATCGATTAAGTCTGAAATAAAACTTTTACTCCAGTCGTATACTTTTTGTACGTTTTCTACTAACTGTTCCAAAGATAATCCTTCGAACCAACCTTTAAGATTTAAAAGTGTTCCCCAAAGATAAGTAATAGTTAGTTCTATCATATGAAAATACGTTTCAAAAACCATGTGAAACCATTTTGACAATGAGGCTGTAAAAGCCATAGGCATTGCAAAAACTTTCAATAACCTAGAAATAAGAGGATTAAAAGGTAATAATAATTGGTTTACATAACCACCAAGAATTGCAGTAAAACCCCCAGTCCATTGTGAAGCAACAGTACTTTGTTTTATTAAAGCACCTATACCCATCCAAGCACCAGCTTTTCTAACCCAACCTTTACTAGACATTTTGTCTGTATTTTTTCTCATACCTTTAAG